GCGCTCTCCATGATCTGCGGCAGCCATGCTTTTTCCCCTCCAAAACCGAACATAATTTGGATTCCTAACGTAAATCGCATCAATTGTAACTGATTGATTCTCAATAAAAGCATGACAGATTCTCCCGAGCGGAGACCATTTTATGGTTGGATTCCTGTTTGAGCATGATTTGCGTGCCTGTTGCCGAAGTGATGCCCGCCCGAGCCTCCAAGAACCTGACGGCTTTATTGCAGGCCGCAGGATGGACGATGCATCTGCCTGCTTGGTTTATCCTGTGCGCAGATGAACGATCGGTTTATTGTGCCCGCAGATGCCTGATCAGGGTTATTCCATTGGTCTGAGGTGTGCGGGCAATCTACATCAGCGCAAGGTGCAGGATCTCTCCTCGGCACGGGTGCATTCTATGCACGCACAGCATTACGACACTATGCACGCATAGCTTTATCTGCTATCCTCAATGAACTGACAGCTAGCTACTTATATCTACATGATTATCAGGGCTTTATGTGTTTCCATTCACATCGGTACTGTCTCTCCCCGACAGCTATCTGGCTGCAAATCAATTGGTTGGCAATATATTGATCGTCAGCACGTTGGCCTGACCCACCCCCTTTGCCAAGTCGACTTCGGAAGTTGCGGCGCCAGTGACGGTGTGGGGTAGACCCCCCGACCACAGACAGAAAGTAATTTTTCCAACCAGGGACAGAAAGTAATTTTTCCAACCACAGACAGGAGGTGTTTTTTCGAGCCAGGGGCAGAAAGTAATTTTTCGAACCAGGAACAGAGCGGTGATTTTTGTACCGGTATTCACGGTGTATGTTTTTCGGCGGTTGATTCGTTGACCCGTATTGGGTCGCTGGCCAAAAAAAATCAATTTTTTTTTGCAAACAATGGCATTTTGTGCTATGTTTGTCGAAAATAATTTTATGAACGGTAAGCCAAAGAAAAAGACTACCGAGGGAGCTAACCAGGGCATGTCTTGTAGCAAGGATGGTTGTGGCGCGGTAAAAACTAACTCAAGCGTTGGTACCAACCGTCAGAACGCTGCTGGGGCAAAAGGTTTATCTTCCCGCCCTCAGTACGGCTCGAAGGTAGTTACCCCTCGGCAGGCTGAGAAGAGGGCTCAGAAAATGGCAAAAATTAGGTCTTCGGCTCCGTCTGGCAAGTCAAACAGGGATAAATTTTAAAACATGAAGAAAGGAAACCCACAAAAGAAAGCGGAGAGGATCGACTCTCGGGCGTCAAAGAAAATGGACAAGGCCAAGTCTACATGGAATAAGGCAGAGGCCATGAGAAAGTCCCCCGTTGGATCCAACCGAACGTTTGCTCAGGAGGATTTCGGGAAAATGGCTCACCAGGTCAAGACCGAGAGGCTGTACGCAAAATCTGCAAGGCAGGCCGACAAGGCAAAAGAGTTGAAGACCCGGGCGGGGATCGTCAGAGCCGGGTCAAAGAAGTAAAGGCTTTTTTCATAGTTGAATTAAGGATAGGTTTTGGTAGCAATGAAAAGCCCCTCAAACGTGAGGGGTTTTTTCATCCATATCCACCCCAATCGGGCGTACTTGTGCAGGTTTGTCATCCATAGCCAATAGTTATCGGCAAATAAATTTTACTTCCTATCCCTCTCCGAAATGAACCTTGCATCGCCTTGTAAATACTTTACTGCATCCCAAAGGTCATCTAATACTATTGTCCCAAGTGGTAGCAAATTACCTTTACCATCTTTTACACCTGACAAGTAAATTGCAAGGTCACTTAGCGATTTTGTGTTAATCATTTTTCTTTCTTGAACTGGTTGTTTGTCTTCCATAATCCGTAAAATTTATCAGCCTATAACATACGCTATACAAAAGTGGGGCTGTGTGCCAAATCTGTATAGTTGTGCATCTAATTTGCTTTTGTGCGGTAAGCAAGGGTTATGCATCTTATTCCCCACCTTCGTATAGCGTTTTGCCGTTAGCTTCAATTGCCTGCCAACGCACGTTTATCCGTTAAAAATTTCATTAATAAATAAACACCATCATTTACGCCTGACCAATAGAAATCTTTATCTAAAGTCGGGTTTGCTTTGTGCCATTCATTTATAAAATCGTCAACAAGTTTTTTAGCTTCTTCATGGTTAGGTAACTTATTATGTTCTTCAATAATTGCTGCCGTTAATTCACGAGCTTTACCAAGTGAAATATTTTCATTGTGAACGTGTCCCCAAACATCTTGAATAATCCAACAAGCAGGTAAATGTTTGTGATAAATCGGATTTAAAACTTGTCCCGATTTTTGGCGTTCCATTAATTCTTCTACGGTAATTTCTTTATCAAACCCGTATTTTTCGTGTAATTCTTCTACTGTCATTTGTTTATTTATTAATTGTTAATATTCATTCTAAAGCCAACGCAATGCAACTAAAGCTAACAGCACCTAAACCGCAACTCCGCTACGCTCCGCAGCGTTTAGCTGCAAACCGTTAGGTGCAATGCTATCCGACTGACAACTCAAAATAATAATGACCTCCAGTTCGCCACATGACATATCTCATTTGAAAGTGAGTAAGCCACATATTAGATGTGATGGCTGCAATAGTTTCTTCGTTGCCACTCCATCCACCTGTATGTAATTCAAGTTTGTGTATGCCTTTGTATTTTCTGTGCAAAACAAATCCCCAATCTGACATATACCACCCATCAACAAGAACCTTTTTTACAAAAGTGAGCAAAGGCAAACTTTCATCTGGCTTGTAAGTTTTAATAAATTGCAGCCATTCCTCCGTTGGATAACCTTCATCATCCAAAAGCACGGCAGGTAACACAGTGTTGCCGTCATTGCTGGCTTCTGTGCTATTTTGAAAGTTTTGTTCTGTATTCATCTTTCGTTTTTCAATTAAACATTTGTGCTAATAAACCGCCACTGCAGCAATGCCTTAACGTTAGTAGCAAGCGGGCGGACACTCTTAATCATTTGCTTTACTCGCTTCGTTAATTCTTTGGTTAATCATCTGGTAGATTTCATCTACAAGAGTATACTCTTTTTTGTTGAGTTCTCTGTACTTCCAGATTTGTCTAATATCCTCTCTGATATTATGCAAAGCAATGTAGTACTCCTGTCCATTAATAGCATAGCGGAAGTCATCTCCATCTTCAGGAAGATTAAACTCTAGTATTGCTTTACTCATTTTTTTTTGAAATATAAAACTTGTCAAACAGATATGCTATTATTCTAATAAGAATTTGTAGAATTAAAAATATACCAAACGGTAAACCGAACATAATAACTACTAATTCTTCTATTGTCATTTGTCACCTCCTTCATTTTTTGTAGTTAAAGTACATCTACTACCTGGTAAACTTGTTGTGTTAAGCATCTCAAGGTGATCCACAGAAGCAGTAAGTGTCACAGACTTGTGCTGGTCATCATGTGGAATACTCTTGTTGTCTCTAATCCTTTCAAGATTACCCAGTTGTTTTTTAAAGGCATCAAGTTCCGCACTTAGAATCATCTTTTCGTTTTGCAGGTTCTTGATATGCTCTTCACAATCTCTAATTGCAAATTCTATCTTGTTCATTGTTTAGATTGTTTAAGTGATTGAATAACTCTTTCTTTTGCTTTAGCTGATAAAACAGTACAATTCATAGCTTCCCTAACTTGTTCCTCTGTATATAGAGTTTCTTTGGCTTTGTTGTAACCTGCTTTGAATGCTTTTCTTATTAAAGAAGAATTTGGATATAAATCATCATTTAATGGATAAAATTCCTCAGCCAACTTCTCTACATCTTCCACCATCTTCCCGACATCAGGAACATGGTTGACCATTTCGTTGACCTCACCAATATGGTTTATCATCTTGTTGCTGTCACCAAGTTGATCAATGACTTCATCCCATGCATCATAATTATTAACCGCATATACCTCGCTGGTGTCAACAGGATGATGAATTAGTTTGGCATAGGTTAATCCATTTACGCCTACTTCACCATTTTCCCATTCTGTAACCATATCAAAATTTATTTCTTTACCATCCCAATCAACTGAGTAATCACCATAGTCAATGCAGGTTTTCACATCAGCGGGATGCAATGGAAATGTTCCCCACCAAGACTTGTAACCTATTGGTGTTTTTTCTGCTACTTTATGTTCCACCACCCACCCTTGGTCTGTTTTCACTAATGTTCCTTTCATAGTTTTACCTCCTCATAAGTTGCTTCAAATATTTCCTTGTCAACTAACCACCTTTCCCCCTTGATCCCGACACACAAGTAGTGCTTGCCAAACTCGCCAATGTGATAAGGGTTTTCTAGTGTTTTGATGTATGGCAGGTCACCACCAAACTCTTCGGTGTGAAGGATAAACCCATCCTCGTCCCCCTGTTCAAATAACTTAGCTTGTACTGTTGCTGTTTTTCTATACGTTTTCATAGCTTTTGTATTTCTTGTTCTACTTGTTCTAAATACTCCAACATATCATACCCCGTCATGTGGTCTGGGTGTTCACCTTCAAAGGTAAATTTGCGTTCTCCAATGGCATCAAAGGCAAAATATTCAGGTTTGTGGAGTCCATCAAAGATGCCTTTCATGTGCTTTACTGCTATCAAAGCACATTGCTTGGCTTGATATAAACTCATTTCTGTGCAATCACAATATCTTTTATTTGGAAAATGCTCAATACCACAATGCTCTGTATTGTACATCTTATCTACTAATTCTTCTGCATATTGTTTTGGATTCATTTGTCACCTCCGTATGTTTCGTTGTAAAAATCTTCAATTGTCATTTCACCAACTTCATATATCTGCCTAAGATAGTTGTTAGTAAATTGAATCATCTGCTCCTTGTCCATTTCTTTGGCTTCTGCTAAACACTTTCTAAAATGCTCTCTTTCTTTTGGGTCAGAGAACTCAAGGAATGGTAATAAATGTGCAAATAACCACTCTACTGCTGTTTGTTTCATAATTATTTGTATTTTCTTATTAGTTCAAACGTCTTTTTTATATCCGTCCAATTGAGATGTATCTCCTCGCCACGCCTAACAGGATACCACGCTATGGTGTATCCGTGGTTAGCGTTGTAGAAGTCTTCCCTCTTTATAACATTGCCGTTAACCTTGTTAAGATATATCCAAGGTATGTTTCCTACAAGCTCAATGTTGACTCCTATCTTCTGAAGTCTCCTTACGAAAACACTCAGTTCATTTTCATCCTCCTGTTTAAGAAAATTTTTCATTTTTCGGTGCAAGGGTACTGCATATATATATCTATCCGTTAGCGGCAACCTCACAGAAACTCCTCCACCTTGTGAGTGTCTAACCCAGTATAAGTGTGTATTAGTTTCCGTAAAGCCAAACCGCAACTTTCTGCCATTTTCATTCTATCCTCAACTGACATACCATCGTAATCTTGGTTGTCATACATTTTGTCCATCAATGCAGTTTGGAAAATAATAGTAGCGTTCATGAAATCCCTGTTGGAATAATTAGGCTTGTTTTCATTCCCTTTTGCTTCTGCATTTTGCGTTAGCAAGTCGTTTGCTATTGCTTCAAGTGTTGTTTTATAACTTCTCATTGTGTATTAATTTGTGAAAAAGGGCAGCCGCCAACAAGTGCTATGCAATATGGCGGCTGACGTGCTTCGGTTAAACATTTTACTTAATTCAACTGTGGTGCACGGATTGCTGTTTGCTGACTCACCAAATGTCTTCCATTCCGGTTTCGACGAAGTAGCTCCTTCCTGCGTTTTCGTTTTTACCCTGAGCTGGCAGGAATTCGGCGTAAGCGACGATCATCGGATCGTTTTCAAGCTGGGAGTTGTAGGTGATGACTTTTGTTTCTGGGTTATACGAGTCAACAGTTCCGGGAACCAACGTAATGGTGTTGTCCTGGGATGCGTTGAATCCGGCTGTTGCTGAAGCTCCGTAGGCGTTTGTGCCCGGTTGGTTGTACAGGTTCCACCTGAACGCAAACGATGGGCAAATTTTACCGTAAGAAGCAATTTTGTTTGGGGATCCCGTTGCCGGCTCGCCATTAATGTGGAAAATACCCTTGATCTGATTATCGGACACCTTTTCAATGTCCATGGCGATACTTGTAACGTGAGTTTGCGGATCTACGACAACGCTATTGAACGTCATCCTTGTGTTGAACGCGATCTGCTCTTCCGTCATCCCGGTTATGGCCTTAAGCTGCTCAAGGCTCCATCTCACGAACTGGCGCTTGCTCGTCCATGTCCGAATGGTGCCTGATGAAGACCTTGTGATGGTCTTCTGAATTCGAAAAAACACACCTGGTCTTACAGGAGGGCTTGCCGGATCGCTCGGAAGCTTTGTCAGCGGATCCACATTGAGGCCAACGTCAGAAATGACGTCAAACGAATGCCCCGTCTCGTTGCTGTACAGCTCCACTTTTTGCCACGGAAACCAGTGACCGCCCGTGCCGGTCTCCCTCGGCTTGGTGGTGACAATCATGTTCTCGTCAATCGAAACTATGTCGTGACCATATGCATGCAAGTAGTTGGACAAAAGATTCAGCGTGTACGCCCCAAACAGCTCGGATGTGGTGGACACATACGTTTTTACCGATACGCTTTTGGGGGACACGGTAAAGTCGTGTGTCTCTTCGACAATCAGCGCCCGGTTGGTGCGGGTTTGGATTTGACCCTCGTACCTTGCGCATTCGTCGGGGAGCTGAAGAAGCTCTAACGCTTTTTGAATACTCATTTTATTTTGTTTTTATGGATTAACGCTGTTTTTTCGACTCTACGATATCCCACCTGTAGGAATACCAGTCTCTGTTCATGCCAAGCATTTTATCAAGCTTCCAGCAGTCGTTGAGACACTTGCTTTTCGCCTGCTCTGGGTTTTTCGCTCTTGTTTTCGCGTAGTGCACCCTATTGGCGCCGTCCCACACGGTTATTTCGTAATTAATCATTCTTCGCCCTCCCCTGATATCAATACGTCCGTACCGTCAGGAATAGGCGTTCCATTCGCTTCGGCCTCTGCGATCGCTTTTTTGACGTTTCGAATCGCCATTGTTATGGCGTACCAAAACTCCAGCGGCAGCCCCGACAGCTCCGCAAGCGTCTCGTCCATTGTGGCCAAGGCTCTTACATACTCGTCCCCGCCGTTTACCTGGCCAAGAGTGGTGTATAGGTGTTTGAACTTAGTTTCGAGCTTCGAAACCAGATTGTTTGATGACATTTTCAGGTCGTGAGTAAAAATGCCCTTGGAAACGCCCTCATCATGGCAGTGGGTGTATATTTGCTGTGCAGCAAGACCTGTTACGACAACCCGATAGGATCTGATAGCTTGTTCTTTTGTCATTTGTTTTGAAATATGTTGCAATCATACAACATAGTGATGCTTTTTTGCAAATTTATATGCAAAATTTAACAATTTAATTCCTCAGAATCATAATGCTCTCTCTTGTCCGCCTGTCTATCTCTCTTTCCACCAGTGTTTGTGGTTTTCCAACGACAAATTGCGCGCCACCGGATCCTATTACGCAGAGATTTTCAAAGTCGTGATACGGACCTATGAAGTCCACAGAATAAAATACAAAGTCCTCAGTGTGAAATACTTCCGGTGTGCCGTACCCCTGCTCGTATTTATCTATTTCTTCGTCATTAACGACCGGGAGGCGGAGCTTAAGCATTGTGTGGTATTTTGTAAAGCAAATTTAATGAAAAGCATCCGCAAGGGAGCTGTTTTGGTAGAAAAATAAAGCCCGCGCTGGCGGCGGGCTTTAAATTACGCGTTAACAACCTCTGCCTGACCGTTCAGGGCAATTGGCGGAGGAATTACGTTAATCTCAAATCGGTATGCGGTTGCGTTGCTTTTTGAGTTGATCAATCTTACAACGCTTTTGCCTACATTTACGGCTTTCACGGACAGTTCCTGGCCGTTTTCAGTGACATCAAGGCACTTGTCGTTGGTGAGGCTCCACTCCAAATCTGGGGCAAATCCCTCGCTTACAACAACATCAAACGCTTGACCCTGAATGGCGTCTACAGACCCATTAAAGTCTCGTATGATGTTTCCTGAGATTAGAAAGTCAAGTTTCATGGTGCCGGATATTAATTGATGTCGCTTTCAATTGTTACTGCGGCTCCAATGTTGTCGGCCTGTACGCCAACCATCAGTCCGGCAAACTCCTCTGAAAGCTCAATAACGCCATCTCCGCGATCGGCGTCAACCTTTACTTTCACAGAGTACGCACCCTCGTTGCCCGTGTTCAGGGATCGAACCCGGCATGTAAAAAAGCCTTCTGTGTTTTCGTCAACCTCCAGGAACACAATGTCTGACCCGGACGTCAGTTCCCATGTGGCGTTTCCGTCAACTTTTGCCGGAACAGGAGCCCCGGAAATAGGGTCGGTACCCGTGGGTGAAATGGAGAGTACCACTAATTGTCCTTGTGGTAAAATGTTTGGAATTGCAATCATTGTGATAATTTTTTAATTGGGTGAATTTAGATCGCAAAAATAGATAGAACTTAAGTCGGTTGTGTGAATTCGGAAATAATTTATGTCAGACAATTTTACCCCTGTGTATTCTGAAATTCTTCACATGAAATTCAGAGCCGTTTCTTGTGATAAAAGCAAAGCCGTGATTCCACTTGTTGTATGGTGAATAGTCGGGCGAAAGTTCACACAAACAACCAACGCTCCATGTGGTTATCATCTTGTCATTAACGTCACGTTCGGTATGCTCCGATGTCTGATGGCTGTGTCCGCAAATGGCGTTGGCCTTTGCCCTCATATAAAGTCCTCGCGCCACGTTTACGGGACTGAATACCGTACTTCCGAACTCATGGCCGTGAAAGACTGACAGCTTCCCTATGTTGGCCTTTGTTCGGCCTCCAATGTATTCGATGTTGAACTCTGACAGCTTGAGTAATGCAGCCAAAGTGAACGCCTCGATGTCGAGCAGTTCAGGTGCTTTGATCCGCATAAACCGCCAGTATCTTTCTTCGTGATTTCCCTCTTTGAAATAGATTTTGGCCTTCGGAAATTCACGCCTGAGTATCTCGAAGAACTTGTGAGCCTGTTTCAACTCATGGCTGAATCTGCGTTTCTTCGGGTCTTTCTCAAATGATGATAACTGATAACAGTCTATCACATCACCGTTCAGATAGATGCAGTCTGCATCGTGTTCTTTCCCGTATTTCAGTGCCACTGTAATGCTTTCCTCGTCGTGATAAGGGAAGTGGACGTCGGATAAAAAAAGTATTCGAGTACCATCGACCTCAACGCTTTTACGAGGTTTTGAACTTGATTTAGGTATGTCGTCGAATGGGTTTGGCGATCGTGGTGGAACGTACCGATCTTTATACTTAACCTTTGAATCCTTGGTGCCACCCTTACCTTCTATTCGCCTCAGTGCGCCCCTGCAACTCTCGACGCTAACATATAACGCCGGATGTTCTTTGCAGATTTTCTTTGCGAGCGTCAGGTTTGGCGTGTTGGGAAACCTGTTTCGGTATTCAATCAGGACGTCGGTTCTTGTCATTGCCATAGTTTTATTTGGTTTGAATAAGTATTTGCCCTTGCCTCGTTCCAAAGCAGGTATAAATCGTTTACATGAACATTCACAATTAACGGGGCTTCCGCATCCTCTCCCGACACCCAAACACAACTCATGTTGCGGTACTCAATACTTTCCGCAATTCTGTAAATGTGATCTGCCCTGACGTAATGAATTAAGAACTCAGGCTTATCTTTTCCATGAGCCAAAACTTCTAAACATAAATCTTCTGAAAGTAGCTCAATCTCGTTTTTGGGTCTTCTCGGTGATGCCATTGATTAATTTTTTATTTAAGATATTGATTACATACAAATAGATTCGCAAAAATAACGACTTGTTGCAATTGGTAGAATTTACAGCGAAATGAATTAATTCTAAAAAAATATACCCAGTTGGGTACAAAGCAGGGCATTAACCCGTTTTTAACACCTAATAGGGTATGACTTAGTCAATCCCGACCTCGGAAACAAGGGAGCAAACAAATTCATAAGCCCCCAACAACTCCTTATTGCGCCTCGGACAGTCCTTAACCCGCCTCCTTAAATTCTCCCTAATAGCAAGCAACGCCGAATGATACATCGAACCACCACTCGCCCACTTAAACAAGTCCTGATCCTCAGGCAAATCAAATTCTAAAATTGCTTTCATTTGAATTAATTTATCCGTTTACAAACTATCTATCCCGTCCTCCGGCCAGTAAATTCTCTTTCTTCTTCAATCCGGCATCAGTGCTCGCGTTTTTTATTTTCTCAATCCTGTCCAATGAACCGCATAGCCACAGGTACATGTCGTTCCCGGTAAGCTCGTACAGCACTTCGTTTATCTTTCGCATAAGAACCCTCTCATGCCATTTTATAAGCATGCTTGGCTTGTGAGACGGATCTGACTGGATTGTGAGAAGGTGTCTTCTTAGCTCTCGATAAAAAACAACGTCTGGCTTTCCAGTTTTGTTTGCCGGAATTTCTGGATGCTTTTTTTCTAACCGGCTCATTGTCCAAGGTATTTGGAAATTGCCACCATTTCCGATGTTGGGAACGTTGATATCAGCCCCCTGATCATTTTTCTTCTTGCGGGGACGCAGAGATAATCGTTTTGAACAGCCCGCTTTGCGTAAATAACGGTCGAGTGATCCCTGCCAACAATTGTCCCAATAGACTTCAAACTATCTCCGTAGCACACTTTTGAAAACGCCATAAAAACCTGCCTCGGGAACACCACTTCCTCGTTTTTCTTTTTGCTTTTTATTTGGTCTTGCGAGACGCCAAAATGAGAGCAAATTCGATCAAGCATCCATTCCTTTGTTCCGCCGTTTTCAAGATCGTGTATTTGATCGTACGCTAATTTAAATTCCTCAACGCACTCTTCTTTTACCATTGACAAAAGGTCTTCGTATTTGTATCGCTTCATTTTTATTATTGATTTGTTAAAAAAAAAGGAATGGGGCGGTTTTTCCGCCCCAAAATGATCAGAACGGGAGGTCATCCTCGTGTTGAGAATCCGTCGCAGGCTCTGCTTGTTTTTCTGTTTTTCCAATGACTGTCGCTTCCATCTTGGGAATGAAAACTTTCGAAAGATAGTCTTCAAAAAATTGCTGGCGATCAGTGTCGTCCCAAACAATTTCACCCTTCACCTTTACCTGAACCATTTGCGGCATTCCCTTTGGATCGTCTTTTGTCCAATACCAATCAACGTTGTTTTCTCCTTGACGGATGTACAGCATTGTTTTTTTCTGCCCATCAATCTCTTTCATCCACGGAGCAAGAGTAATGCTTTTTGACAGATCAATGTTTGGCATGCAGAGAAAGAATCCGGAAGAGTACCGGGAAGACCACGGCATCTGAACTTGAAACTTTTCTCCAATATCTTCAAGGACAATGCACAGTTGCGGGCCGTATCCCTTATCTGAGCTTCTCTTGAACACGTCTACAATTCTGCCCGTAACCGAAGGGTACCTTTTTTCGTACCAGATTCTCGATCCGTCTTTTGACCGGCACTCAACGGCGCCTTCTGTTCCTTTTTCAACTCGTTTTGCAATACGTCCTTCAGATATGCTGAGGTACGTTTTGTCTGAACCACTGTTTGTGTCTAATCCCATTTTTTTTATGATTAATTATTAATTGTGAAATGCAAACATATAACACGCAAGGCTTGTGACCAAATATTTTTTGTTAATTTTTATTCCCACGACTCTTTGTGCCCGTTTGGGTGGGTCTCCTCTTCCCATTCTTTGATGTCTTTAGAGTCTGTCCAGCTTCTGTTTGGCCTTATTGCCGACGGCTTTGGCTGCTCTATTGGGTACTGAACATTTTTTCCATCAATTGCTTGCTGCAGGTAGTCTACGCCGTTAAATGTAAATCTCCTGATTCTTCTGTTAAGCTGAAAAATGCAAAATCCTTTTTGACCCACTATTTTTTGCTTCTTGATTTTTTTGCTGTGGAATTCGCACGTCGGATCATCCGGAGCCGTTTGGGCAAATGGCCTGTGATAAATCAGTATGTTGTCAACCTTGTTGTTCCACATCGCTCCGTCAGCCAAATCAAAAACGTCAGGGCACGGATAGTTTCCGTCATCGCCCTTCCTCATCTTGTGAGGGTGAATAACAATGTCAAAGCAAACGTTGTTTTTTCTTGCGAAACGCGTGCAGTCCGACAAAAACGTTTCAAGGTACTTATCCGTTCTTCCCGAGCTCTTAGCATAATCGTTGGCCATTTGGTTGAACGGATCTATGACGACCCTGTCTACGTTGAATTTTATTATCAAGCTGAGGAATATCTCCTTGACATAATCAGGGGTAGGGGCTACGTCTTTTGGGTAAACCATAAAAATGTGCTCGCCGATCATTTTGTACACCTTCATGTACGATTCGTATGGCGGTCTCCCTGGGTTGTTAGGAGTGCAGTCGCACCCAAAATATATCTCTACAAGATCGTGGTAAAACTGCTCCGCAGGAAGTTCTTCCGGCGTGAATATGGCCACCTTTTCGCCAAAAACAACCATTCTGAAGATCATTTCCCACTTCATAAATGCCGATTTCCCGTAGTTTCCTATTCCTGATATCGCGGTAAGCTCCCCTTTTGCTCTTTTGAAATGTTTGTCAATCTCCGGGACACCAAGCGGTTGGGCTGTCTTGTACCCATTAAGGTATATGCTTGCCGCCCGATCAGAAACCTCTTCCGCATAAATAACATCTTCTTTCGACATTTCTGCGGCGTCTTCTTCCGTAATGATTATGTCGATCTCTCTCTTGGTTGTTCTTGTCACAAGTTTCTCGTTGGTAAACTCAGCGGTGTTCCATTGTGACTTATTCGCCCTGTAGGCGCTTCTTACGGCGTTTCTGCATTCTTTTTGACTAAAGCTTGCGTCTGGCACAACATATGTCATCATCATGTTGTAACACGTTTCCTCAAGCATTCCAAACCTACAGCAACTCGCGGCGAGTTTGAACACAAAATGATTTCTCTCGCCTTCCCGAAAAGCATCTCCTCTTGATGCCATCCATGTTAAAAGGTTGTTGAATATTTTGTCATCGTCGGTAACTGTAATTTGCTCCGTGTGTTGCCTCCTGTTTTCTACACGATCGGAGACCGGCAGCTTATCGAACGCCAGAGCCTGATGATTCATCAAAATATTCGGGTCAAACGACTCAAAACATAGTCTTGAAACGTTTCTGCCGGTCTTATCGGCATCTGGAAACTCCTGCATAAGCGCGTCAAAGTGCTCGGCATGCTTTGACTCCCATTCTATTTCAACCAAGGCTTTTACTCCGTTTCCAGAAGGAGAAATCCACGCGGCTAAAACATACTTGGAAAGCGCCAACTCTTTCTTTTTTTGTTCAGCATCTGGCACCTTGTCAAAATCAAGCACAACATACCCGGAATGCTCCATCAGGCTTCCGTCTGCCCTTTTTGAAAACCTACCGCTAAAACACACTCCAGGTAGCGTTTTTTTGATTTCGTCAGCTTCTTCTTTTGTCTTGGCCGATCTGATCTTTTCGACAGTTTCACGAGACTTACCGTCTTTAATCCTGTCAAGAGCCTTGGAAATAGTGATCACGTCACCGGTAATGTCTCTTGAGTTTCTGTATATGGAAACCTTACCATTTATTGTTTTCGTCATAAGTAGGGGCTTGTTTTTTCATGTTGACTATATCTGTTTCGGTGGAAAATTCTTGTTCCCAGCATCTTTGGTTTAACCATGTCTGTAGGTTTTTCCATTGTGGGAAAAATTCTTTTTTAGACCTTGCGGCCTCTCGCGCTGCCAACTCCTTATCAAGAGCCGGCATGAGTAGCGGGAGCGCTTCTTTCCAGTCCTTGTGCTTTTTGAACGTTCTGAACTCTGTCATAGACCCCTTCTTGGTTCCGCCATACTTTTTACGGAAATCCTCAAAGGATGCCGGCACCTGATTTTTGACTTCCTCGCACAGCAGCGGTTTGGGGGCTGAATTTGAAAACTTCAAGCGATCAAACACATCTCTTTTGTATGTATTTTTATTTCTTTGTAAAGTTGTTTCTTTGTATATACCCGGTTCTACCGATTGTCGGTTTTCACCGATAACGGGAAAACCTGATATCGGTGAAAGCTCATCTTGGTTGAGCTCGTGCTGTGGGGAATCATAGATGACGTGATCCCAGCCAATTAGTTTACCGGTAGATTTGTCCGACGTCCTTTTGCTGAAGATGTACCCCTTGTCTTGAAGGGACTTAAAAACCCTGTCTATTGCATGCTTCCCATCAGGAAGGCGCTCATAAAGATTTTTTTTGTAAATCACCCAGTCGTCAGGAAGAGACAAAAGGAACGACAACATCCCCTTCTCTTCAAGCGTTAGGCCAACGGACTGAGTCAGTTCGTTTGGCAAGACGGAGAACCCGTGTTTGCGCTTGGCTTTAATTATTTGTCCTGTATTCATAGAAGAAAAAAAACAAGCCCCGTGTGGAGTACCGGGGCTTGGGTTGGTCAAACTTGCGTTCAACTTGCCAAACCCTCATTTTGACTCCACTCAAAATGACGGCCTGGCTGTAAGACTTTGCAAACATAGCAAAACAAAATCATCTTGTCAACATTTAATCGAAAATATTTTATCAACTATTGACACGTCGTTAATTGTATGTATATTTGCAAATAAAAAACGCAATGCTTACACCGCCGGACGGAACTGTTTTTGTAGAGTCAGTAAACAACAAGGGCAAACACATTGAGGCCGTTATTGAGTCAATTGGGGCTGACGTTGATTATGAAGTAGGAACAAAGGTTGGCATTATTGGGCACATCGAAAAGCTTGAGATACAAGGGGAAACTAAGTTCTCAGTAAACGAAAAATACATAGCATTTATAATTGAACAATGAGACATGTTAGCAACGCCCTTCGAATAATGAAGGAAAAAACAGGAACGGATTATTCACAATTTATCCGTATTCAAAACGAAGAAGACACGACCGGCGTTCCGCCGGTGGTAAGCTTTCAGGTACAGAGCGATCCAATATCGATTATTGGAATCAATGGTATTCAGGCTGTCGACATAATCCGATACGCCGCGTGTCTTATCGAAAGTCTGAATACCGCATTTCCTTGTGATGAAAATTCGTCAACCATTTTTATGCTTGAAGAGGCTATTCACTGGCAAAACAAAAGAACTCAAAACAGGACAGAAAGGGGCGTTGAAGGAAAAAACGAAGCTTAATGAATACTGCTTGCATAATAATAATTTTTTGCGCTTTAGCGCTTATTCTGTCAATGTTTTGGCAGGAACTCAAGATGTTTACCTTGAGTGCTTTTGATTTTAGATCGAAAAACCAGTACAGGATATGTAGGTTTAAAAATGTTTTTACGGTGCAATACAGGTCTCGCCAGCACGGGTTGTGGGAGGTTTATTACTCGCATTTGTTCAATACATGGATGTTTGACACGCAGGAAGACGCCGAAATAGCACTCCGAGAATGCATGGATTATTTTAAAGCCAAGCAAGCACACGATAACAGAAAGAATTAAAAGATGAGCAATAAAAAGGTTTGGTCAAGAGCAAAGCAATTACTTCAGACAATGATTGACGACAGGATTGAGATATACGAGGTGACTCGCATACTCAACCCAATGTCTAACGAGTCAAGAAAGAAGCTGTCTTTGTGCAGGACGGACATAACAGACGAAGATCTCGATCAAATTGAAGAAACGATAAAAAGGTATAAGGAGACCCTTATCGACATGTCTTCTACGGTTGTCACGCAAAGAGTGAAGAGGTCTGAGTTTTTCAAAAAACTTGAACAACATTATGATAAGAACAAAAACAAAAAGTCAGTACGAAAAAGGAATTAGCGTCTACGATTACTACATCCGCAGAGAGGTAGTTGAAAAAAGCAAGCTTGATTCTCTCGTGACGAATCCTGAAGTCGTGGCTATTTTTGACGGATCTTACGCATCCATAAGAAGGGCTATCGTAAAGATGAGGGACAAGAAAAGTGTCGGGAAAAAATTCTTTGAAAAGCAAATGGCTTTTCTTGAGGTGTATGAAAAAAACTTTGTAAAATGAATTTTACAGGAATTGACATAGACAAGCTTAAGTTGCTCAATGGCTGCTGCCTTGTTCAGCTTCACTCTTATACAGAGGATGAGATTTCATTTAATGGCGGAACACTGAAGCTTGTTCACAAGGTAAAAACATACGCCTCAGAGGCCGACCCAAGGGATATCGTAAGCGCCGTGAAGGGGATGAAAAAGTTTCGGTATAAGGACAAGGAGGCAATGAAGGAATATCAGTCGATGGCGGCTGAGTTGAATAAAAAGGTTGACGAAAACAAGGAGAGCCAGCAGGACAAGCAGGCCGTAAGAAGAGGAGTAATCGTGAAACTCCCGCATGCATGCCTTGGTGATTCCGGGTGGGACTATGAATGCGAGTTTGATGGAAACGTGGGGGACGAAGTATGGTTTGACGCCACCTACACCAGGGAAATGATAACCGAAGGAGAGGGAGGGTTCGAAATTGACGGAAAAATATTCCTGATGATTCCCGTTAAGTCAATTTATGCGGTTAAAAAAGATGACGAAATATTGGGGCTGAACGGTTTTGTGATAGGGAAAAGGCTGCCGAACGACAGGAAGCAGGGGTCGCTATATCTGCCTGACACGAAAACAGCAAGGGTCGAGGTTGTTGTGCCAAACGCAAGAACGCCGATATACAAAGAAAACTCTCCGTGGACAAACACCGTTGTGAAAAAGGGAGACATTGTTTTGATGAGAGACATCTTTGCTATACCTCTTGACGCAACACTTGCAAAAAGCACTGACTTGGTCAGATTTCAAACAAGGGTAATAAGAGCTTACGAGCATGATCAAGCTTGATTTCAGTAAAATAGCGTATAACATTGAGGCTATCCCGGAGGGTCAGGCGGTTATATACGGCTTTTCCGACCTCGCAAGCCAGTCCCATGTGTTTGATCGCAGTGACGATCTACCGCATGGGGTTGACGCAGACAAGGTGTTGAGGTACCTGATATACATGTTTGCTCCCGGTACGCCGGTGAGGGACGCATACCCGGACATTAATCAGCGGAAGAGGTATACCCTTAACAAGTTAAATATTGTTATCGATGAAAACGATACAGACGAAGGGTACGCTCAGCTTTGCTTGATGAATGCCACGTGGGCGGTAGAAAGGTACATAGCCTTCACGAGACTTCAGTGTTCCGAGGACTACTCGATCATGAGCACTGCCGATATTCGAATAGCAGCTCTTCAGAGAGCGCTATTGACACAACCGGTTGACAAGTCTGGGGATGACAAAAATTTCCAAGAAGGTCTTGAAAGATGGAGGCAAACGCTTGTTGATGCGCGGGGTCGCATAATGAATGACGAGACGAGCATAACTCTTCAGAAGGCGATCACGTTTTCTGTTAGGGCTGAAAACCTCGGGATACAACCCGAGTATTATGCCAGGGTGTGGAGGGAGAAGAAAGAAATATTTCCAGACGTTATACCATAGATGGAGCACGAATACCAACAGGAGGACGAGTACGTTATTTTTCATGAAAATGACCCGGATCTTGATACAATCAAGATTAAACTACCAAGGCTTGAGGAGTGGTATAGTGACGTTTTGAAAAGACCGGTCTCAAGGGAAGAGGCGCTAACATTTGTTGATGGGTACGGGCTGCCTCCTGAAAAACAAAAGTTTACCCACCAAGAGATGCCCGAAAAACTCAAGCTCATCTATGAGGTTGTTTTTAATAAAAAGCACGCCACCAACAGAACCAGGTACAAGGAGGCCACAGACGTGAGGCTTGAGGATCTCTACGAAGAGATAGAGACAAATCAAAAATACTACGCTTCTGAAATCGTATGGATTAAGACGCAGATAAAAAGAAGGTATATTGGATACTGGTGTTTTATCAAGGGGAAGCCAACGTATCTTAATGGCGCCAATTATTTTTTTCTAAACTTTTGGCCGGTAAAAAACTTTGGGAAAAACAACAACAGGGCTGATTACAGGGATTATCAACGGCAGATATTTCACTTTTTGATGTACTGCTACACTACCCATGAAGCGTTTTACAAACACAGGATCACATACAGGGAAAACGGCGCTGTAAAGGTTCGGTATTCAAACCGAGATGTAAGGGACGTAGTGGAGGAGATGAAGGAAATGGATGTTGAATATTATGTGGAGCCCAACATTGCAATATCCATTGACATGGGCAGGAGGACTGTGCACGGCGCGAACTTTGTGTCCGGAAGACGAATAGCGAAGACGGCTATTTCTTGCTGCTTCTGCACATGGGGGACGCTCAATATGCCTGATCAGACATTCATCATCCAGGCAATGAATGAAGATCAGGCCATAAACAAAATATTTGTTAAACAAATCCAAACGCCGGTTAGCAAGCTGCCGTTTTTCTTCAGGCCGCACTATCGCGGGAAGCTTGAGGCAAAGCAGGGGTTAAGATTTCAGTACGAGGGGTCTGTGGCCGCCGCAGCAAGAGCCGGGATGATTCCCGAGCAGATGGAGTGTTTTATAACGCCGTTGACATCAAATGAAAAAGCGGCGGACGGCGAGGCTGAAATTGCTTTTGTCTACCGGGATGAACCGGCAAAAAAGACAGATGCAAAGGCCGCTGACCAAAACATACCGACGTGGTGGTACAACACCATGAAGCCGGCCATAGAGCGAGGAAGAAATATTCGTGGTTTTTGCGTCATGCCCTCGACTGTTGGCGACATGGAGAGTGGCGGTGGATCTCAGTTTTTCGAAATAGCAAATGAGTCTCATTTTTCGGACAGGAACGAAAACGGCACGACAGCGTCTGGCCTTATCAATTTTTTCCTGCCCGGATATTATGCTCTTGAGGGCTATATTGACGAGTACGGAGCAAGCGTTGTCGAGGATCCGCCGGAACCGGTAATGTCCAATGATGGCAAGTGGATAAAAGAGGGTGCAAAAACGCATCTTTTAAATCAGGCTGAGTATTTTGAAAAAAAGAAACAGTGGGGTAACCTGATTAAATTGCAGCAAAACTTTCCGATGTCGTGGAAGCAGGCTTTTGCTGTCATACCCAAAGACATGGGCATGCCGATTGAAAAAATGAGAGACAGGATATCTGAACTCAAATTTTCAAAGACTCCTCTTTCGACAAAAATCAACTTAAAGTGGGTAGGAAACAAGTTTGGTGGGGATGTGTTTATTGAAAATGATCCAAAGGGAAAATGGACAATGACATTCCTTCCTCCAATTGAGCAAAGAAACCTTCGGGTCGTTGTTTCTGCAGAAGAGGGTTATGTGCCACCAAAGGAGAAGGGTCTTATTTACGCCCCCGACCCGTCAGTTATGAATAAGTTTTTCCTGGCGTGTGACCCTGTGAAATTCCATAGAAGAAACACGGTTGGGAAAAAAAAGTCCAATGCCGCCGCCGCAATATTTTATAAGCGGGATTCCCAGGTAGACCCAGACACGAAGCCTCGCAACGAATGGGTGTCAAACGATTGGGTGATGATATATAATCACCCGGTTGACGACAAGGAGGAGTACCACGAGGAATGGCTGAAGGCGGCCATATTGTTTGGCGCCTACGTTTACCCAGAATGGCCTGACGGAGAGTCTATCGTTGAGTATTTTAGAGAAAATGGATTTGACGGATACCTATTGAAGGATGTCGGCGCCGACGGCAAGCAAGATTCAAGACCCGGGGTTTGGGCTGGCGTTGCTGAGCAAAATGAAATGGCCGGTGATATAATGACGTTTTTCTACAACAATGCAAGGTATGTAAAGATATGGGAAATACTTGACGAATGGACTCAAATGAGAGGCATTGACGATCTTACCAATCATGACTTGTGCGCTGCGACTGGCTGGTGCATGAGGGCGATAAAAAGCAGGATGCCTGATATTTACAAAGATGTTTATCGTCCAATTGAGGTTACGGGTGGATTTGACACATACAGTATAGACTGATTATTTTGAACATTTTATGAAAAAATGTTATAAATTTGCCGTTATCAAAATAACTTCGCACAAAGTATGCTTTTACCACAATTAGCTGGAGGGATCTTATTCCCTGATGACAATATCCCCGAAAAGGATAAGCTTGATCCGAGTTTCGGTTTGAAGTGCGGAAGGGCGCTTTATTCAAGATTTTGCGCTGGAGGGACATATTTTTCGATGCCCCAACTACCAGAGATGCAGGACACACGAAACTACGGAGCCGGGATGCAGTCTACCGAAAGATATAAAAGTCGTTTTTTCAACGGGTCTCCAGTCGGCAGCAAGGGAAGCAAGCAAGCTCCGTCCGGCGCTCCTATCGGCGATATGACAAAGGCTCAAAGAAAAGCACTTGTTAACATTAGTTATGATATTTTTTCTCCGATGAGAAAAATGACCAATGTTCTTTTGTCTGTACTTGCCGACAATGACTACAAGGTAGACTGTCTGTCGCTTGACAGAAGTGTGATAGAAACAAAAAGGCGATCCAAGGCCACGATACTTGCAAGAAGCAAGGTGGTGAATCCCTTTCTTGAATCTATCGGATTAAAAAAGCTGCATGTTCCGTTTGTTGCAAGAGATCAGTCAACGGTTGATATGGCCGACAGGCTTGGGTTTTTTAAGGCCAGATATGAAGTCGCCCTTGAGAAGCTTGCCGAGTCTGGTTTCCGCGCTGGGAAATACAAAGATCAGCGAATGGCTTACAATCGCGATGCGATTGATTACCACATTCGCATAGGAAAGATTTACAACGACGAAAAAACGGGACAGGTAAAGCCGCAGTATATTGATCCCGCAAGAACCGTTATGTTGTGGAACGAAGACAACGAGAGCGACCCCGTGGCGATAGGCCACATTGAGGTTGAGATGATACAATCGATTTACCCCAAGCTAAAGGAAGCTGGTTTTTCTGATAAAGAAATCCAGTCTATGGCAAAATCGTATGTTCCGTATCAAACAGACGTCTCATCAATCCCTGCGTGGGCATTTGAAAGAAAAGACCCGACAACAAACAAGTGGGTATGGATGGACTTTAAGGTGTATGTTTTAAAGTTTGAGTATTTGTCAACTGATTATTCTCAGTACGTTGAGAGAACGAACAAAAAAGGAGTTAAAACGTTCTTGAAAAACAACGTTCCTGTCGAGGATAAAAAGAAGAATCCAAACGAAAATTACCACGAGGTGTCTTGCAATTACTGGTATGAGGGAAGTTACATAATATCTGGCACCGGACAGGATCGGATATACGGGTGGAGAAAAAAACCCAACCAAATGCAGGGCGGCCTCACGCCAAAATGCTCGTATGTGGTTGACAGGATTTACGGGCAAAGCCCAACGAGAAGCGTAAAGGGTCTTCTTGATGACCTGATGATCGCCGTCCTTAAGCTCAGGGCTGCCGTTTTTGTTGCTGCCCCGAAAGGATACAGAATAGACATTGGCGAGGCCGCAAACATCAAGATCGGGGGCGTGGAATACGACTTGTTCGACCTGGTGCACGTTCACCGGCAAAACGGCATTCTTGTCGCCGCAACCAAATTCAATGCGGCAACAGGCAAGTACGTTTCCCAACCGTTGGTAGAGATGGACAATGGTCTTGGTCCTCAGGGTCAAGAGTGGCTTGCTCAGATAGCCAATATTCAATTAATGATTAAGGATATTCTCGGCATTCCGGATGCTATGGCTGCGAGCCCCGATCAAAGCGCAGAAAGGCTCGTCGGAGTCATGGAGGCCGACTACAACGCTGGCAACCATGCCAACTGGCCGTTAAAAGAGTCCGAAAGAAGGTTTAAGGAAAAGATGGCGGAAAGAATGATTCATCAAGCCAGGATAGATATTCAGTTTGATCCGGATATTGAAGAGTTTTACAGAGCAATCATTGGAGACAACTTGGTAAACGCCCTCCATGAAATAGAGGATCTGTCTCTTGACGATTTGGCAATAACCTGTAGATCTTTGCCAAACGAAAAGGAAAAAGATGCTATTCTGCAAAGGGCAATTCAGATGTCTCAAATACCGACAAAGGACGGCTCCGTTTTGCTTTCCCCTTCAAGCGTTGAGCGGGTTGCTCAAATGCTTAAAAACGGAGATGTGGACGAGGCCCTGTGGTTCATGGCGAAGTCTGAGATGGAGGCAAGGGATCGCGAGGAAACGCACGCTAAAGAAATGCTTCAGCAAACCATTCAGGGTCAGCAACAAACGGCGATCATGACGGAGCAGGAGAAGCTCAAGTCGGCAATGAAGCTTGCGGAAGTGGAGGTTAAGAAGTATGCGGCTATGGCAAACGTGGATCTTCAAAAAGAAAAAGAGCTATCAAGCCTCAAGGCCGACCAGGATTATGACATCCAATTGCTAAAGGGTGAGCAAGTTCTTGAACAAATAAACCTTGAGGCTACCCTTGAGTCTCAGTACGGAAACGAAATAACAGGAAGAGTATAACATGGAAGACAACACAAACGCTGGTCAGCAGAATGATCCAGCAAACACAGCGGCACAATCGGCGCAACCCCAGGAATGGTACAGTGCTTTTGGATTTGAAAGCGAAGACGCGTTCAAGCAAGAGTTCGAGCAGCTAAAAGGCTACAAGACGCTCGCCTCAGAGTTGGACGAAAGAGCAAAAGATGTTGAGGAGGGATTCGCTATCCTTCAGGCGGCCGAAGACCCGTACGCGGGGAATGAAGAGGCAAGGATGCTCGTAGAATTTTCTAAAAAAGGCATCCCATCATCTGTGGCAAACAAGCTGATGAAGATGGACGTTGACTTGGTAATGAGCGACCCGCTTTCTGCCATCGTCGCTGCCGAGGCTATTAAAAATGCCGAGAAATTCAAAAAGCTCGGAGAAGAGGTCATCGAAGAGGCTGTGCGGGAAAAGTATGGCATCGGCCCGGGCGATTATGATCCGACGGCACTAATGAAGTCTGATGCTCTTGATGCTGCCGAGCTGATTGTAAAATTGAAAAAAGATGTTGCAGAAAGCAAAAATCCGTTTATATTTGCAAAAGAATTGAAAACCCAGAACGAAAAGACGTTCGCGGAAAGGCAGACCTTAGCATTTTCAGAGGCCGAAAACTTCTCAAAACAGCTCAAGGAAGTGCCGTACAAGTTTGGTGAAAATCAAGTGTCGCTGAAAGTTTCGAGCGAAGAGACTGAGTCAATCTTGAAATCGCAATACGCATCGTATCTGGGAAGGGCTTTTGACCCTACGACTCAGGAAGGCAAAAAACAAATCCAGGATTGGGTGTCCAATCAAATCCTCGTTCATAAGGTTCAGACCGGGGAGCTTGGGATTCAAATCCAGGAAGCTATTCAGAGCGGAGCGTTGAAAGCGGCTGTTCAAACCGTCTACAATGGTCAGCCAAAAATGGTTAACAGAGTAGGCAAAGTCATAACGGACGCAAAGAATCTCACGCCGGCACAGAAAGATTTGCTTGCACGAGGAGTTCCTTTGCCGTCTCAACAAATTCAGTCTAACCCCTAAAAAAATTGAAAAATGGGATTTACACCTAATGGAAATATAGCGCCTATTGCAGCCCCCGGCGGGATGACATATGGCGGCATCCAGAATAACTGGGATGCACTCATGGAGGACTTCGACGCGGTAGCGTACCTCCCTTTTGGCGACGAGTATTGGGACGCCATGAACCAAATTATGAACGCGATTGGAAACCGGGAGATTGCAAAGCAGCCAACTGTACGTTGGTTTGAGTTGACTCGCCAGGAGGTTCCGCTCACGATCAACGATACAGCAACTATTACTGATGCGGGCGTAGCTGTAGACGTTGCGGCCTCAGATGTTGTTACAGTTGGCGGCACCAGATATCTTTGGGCTGCGAAAAACGAGATTTACCGACATGCAAAAACAGGTAAGCTTGTTCAGGTTATTGCAAAAGATGCGAGCACCACTCCAGCTACTGTAACGCTCAAGACCCTGAAGGCGTCACCAGGCGGCAACATTAGTGTTGTGCCGAATGACAAGTTCTTCTATATTGGCGTGAGTGTTCCGGAGAACTCTTCTGCTCAGGAAGCGAAGTTCACCTTCGATACCTTGCATTCTGCGAAGATCCAAACAATGCGCCATGATGGCTTGACAAGCTCCGAGGCGCTGTACAATCAGCTTTGGTATAGCCAAATTGAAAACGGCATGCAAACGCCGTATTCGAACTCTCGTGACGTCCTGTATTTGCAGCGCGAGCACCAGGTGTCTATTGTGAACTCGTTCCTTGGAATGGACACGGACAACACCTTGACTGCATCGGAATCGTTCCAAACAACAACCGGTTTGATTCCTTCCATCATCGCCTCTGGTCAGGTTCATGACGCTGCGGGATTTGTCGATCAGACAGACTTTTACACTCTTGAAGCAATGCTGACCTCTCAGGATGCATCGATCAAGAATTACATGGTCTGGACTACCGGCAAAACATCAGCCAACATCGAGCAGGCAATGTTTGAATACAACAAGAACGCAAACATCACTTTGAATAAGGTTCAAATGGAGAAGACGTTCTGGGGCGAGGGTGCTTATGCCGACCTCATGCGCTCGACTTACTCGTTCAACAATCTTGTCTTCAACAACAAGAACTTTGGACTTGTTCGTATGGGTATTTTCGACAACCCTCAGACGTTTGCGACGACTGACTCTAACTGGTTGGACTACGCTGTGTTCCTCCCATTGAGTTCAGGCAACATCGATGATGGTCTCGGAAACATGGGTAAGTATGTTCGCTTGTGCCACAAGCCGGGCGCGTTCATGAACATGTGGCAGACCGGCGGTCGTGCTGCGGCAAACAAGACCGAAAAGTGGGAACTTGGAATTCACATTGTTTCCGAAATCGGATTTAAGTTTGTGAATGCAAACAAGTACGGAATGTTCATCAATGCTTCAGCCCCTGGTCCTGAAGTATAATCAGAATCAAGATAAAAAGGGGGCAATGTCGCCCCCTTTTTTTAAAACCAATATACGTTATGCTTTTCGATATAAGCACCATGCAACCGGTCTCTATCCCGCAGTGGGCTGAAGACCAAATGAAAGAGGATTTTCCCGAGTTTTACAAAGGCAAGTCCGTACAAATTATAATAGGCGAAGACAAAAGGGTTAAAACCCTGAAGGTTCCGTCCAACTCTCACGACAACGAGCCGAGGCCGTACTACGAGGTACGAAGCAATTCAAGGAAAGCGAGAGGTGTACTTATTGACCCGGAAACCGGAGAGCAGTACCACATTCAATACACGTCTGCCGCTCCTCGGCCAGGTGCGAGCGGGATTCAATTCGCCTACCCGCACTGCAACGTGACTGTAAGTGATGGCATGCGCATTCAGCCAGGGCAAAAAGACTTGCTGTTTTACCTGCATTACCTGTGTCCTGTCATTAAGAACAACAGGTGTGCTTTCCGTTCCGCTGACCCCTGGTACGAGTATTACAAGCCAGAGATTGAAGCTGCTGACCGGATCAACCAGGCCAAGGAACGTGTGGATCTCGAAAAACTCGTGTACTTCGACACGCCTTACGAAACAGTTCTTAAGGCAATTGACGGGCTCGCAATGAAGAGAACCGGCAACGAGGAGCGAGACAGGGTTGCGCTGAGAGACGCCATAGCTAAGGGCTCCGACACGTTTAAAAGAAACGCGTTTGGCATCCTCGGGTCTTTCCAAAAGAAGGCAGCCGCACAGGAACCAGAGGCAGAGACTGTCAGCGAGATGCTCAATCGTCTTTTGAATGAAAAAATTATCAAAAATGACGAAGGAAAGTGGTATCTTCGCGACAAAAGAGGGGATGGTGATAAATGGTTAAAGGCGCCGTTTTATGAGACTCAAGGAGACTTGAAAGAGGCGTTTTTCGAACTGTCTGATCACCTTTCCGCGAACAATGAATTGCTTGTTAAACTCAGAAAACAATAAAAGATGTTAAGTACCGTCACTCTTACGCTCGACTTGTCGTATAAAAATCCGCTAACGGGAGCCCCAGAACCTCGAGGAATCGTCAAAGACTCCACAGATTATGCGGGTCTTGGTGTTGATTTGGCAACATTTAAAGCGAAGGGTCTCGGGACAATTTCTTTTAATGGGGATATTATTGAAGACCAAAATACGGTCGGTAGCCCCATGATTGATCTTGAAAACTGGGAGTCTCTTCACCCTGGAGAGACTCCTGTTTTCTATTTCCCGATCGTTGTTGACGCTAACGGGAATCCGGCACATGGCGTTTACGCCTTGCAGTACTCGTTAAGGCTGTTGTCCAATCCTCTCGATGGTGGAGTTTCTATTTTTGCGGAAACACCACCGAACCAAGTCGAGACAGATGGTGACGAGTGGCTTTCCCAATTCCTTGTCTCAGGGAATCAAATGACTCTTGTAACCGGGTCTCCGAACCTCAGCGTAACAGTCTCTTCTGTTTCTGAAGGCGACAACGGGGCGATAATTGTGGTTAACGAAGCCCTTGATCCGGAAGCTCCGCATGACGACATTGCTTTTGACATTACAAATGTTCAGTTACAGGCTTCTTATTTGTTCTCTGGATGTGAACTAACTCCTGCGGACGTCTCTTTTGTATACGATTGCGAATATGGAGACCACGGAACATGGGCGGCGGCAAATACCACAGATTTGGCAACTGGCGAGTCCGTGAAAAGCCTTTCGTGCACAATTACTTATCCCGGTTGGACTTTCAGCACGCCTGGATTTACTCCGTCGATAACAACGACTTCACTCCCTTATCCATCAATTGAGACAGACAACCCTCTTGCTACGGGTACCTATACAGTAGCCCTTTCTGAGGTGATTGAAAAAACCCAACAGGACGGACTGATTATTCAGTACACGTCTTCAGTTAAAAAGGAGTTTCAGGTTTCTTGCTCTGGGTCTTTGTGCGGTCTCGCGCCGTGCATTGAGAATCTCAGGAAGGCTCACGAGGCTGAGTTGAGGGCTAACGGCGTTTCGAAATACCAGGTGTATGTAGACAACATCCTTTTCTATTACATGGAGGCGCAGAACTATAAGATATGCGGCGACCTCGATAAATACAAAGAGGCTGTGTCTCTGATTAAATCATCCCTCGACGCTTCCGGATGCGAATGTGCGTGCTGCGATGACGAGACGTACTATTGGGTTTCAAATAATTCCGGCCAGTCAATAATCGATCAGCTTATCGCCACGATTCAGTACAAGCTTTACGATGGGGTTCCTGGAGCAACTCAGGACGAGACAGCTGGTGTCCTGGTCGGAGCGATCTGGCAAGACTTCAACACGGGTATTGAGTACAGGTGCACCGACAACACCCCGGGCGCGGCAGTGTGGGTGATGTATTACAATCCTGCTGAGCCGTATCTTGTCTACGAAGCTCTTCTGACACAGTCAAGCGCAGATTCTCCAACGGCAATCGTAATGAAGAACACCTACGGTTCAGACCCGATTTTATCGAGAGCTGCTTCAGGGGTGTACACCGTGTCGCTCACTGGTGCTTTCACTTCTGGTGGAACAGCCGTTTTGATAGCGAACAATAGCTTCAACCCTCAGGTAACAATACAGGCGCTCTGGAATGATGTTGACAGCATTGCTGTACTGACGTCAGACGGCGGGGTGAGCAATGACGGCTTGTTGGGTAGAACATACCTTATGATTAAGACATTGGTTTAATGGACACTACACTCGGAAAAATATATGACGAGCTTTTGTTCCGTGCTGGGAAAGATCTCCGGGGCGGGTTTGTCACCCCGAGCGATTTTAACAGGGCGATAGGAATCGTTAATCAGCGATACCTCAACACCCTTGTGAGTAACTTTGAAAAAAACAGAAAGGTTACCAGTGACTTGCAACCGTTCATAAAAACACTCGGCTCCCCGCAGTACGCTCCTTTAAAGTTCACCCCGGTTTTGCCGGGCAACCCTAAGAAAGGAGGGTACGCAGACATACCGGAAGACATTTGGTACGAGGCGGAATCGAGCTATCTTGAGCTTTTAAACGACGGTTGCTCCACGGATTCCAATTATCGGTCGGTCGATTTTGTGAGTCAGCACCAGTTCAATGCCGTGATGCGCAGTTCTGTTTTGAGTCCGGTTGACAATCCGCAAGAAAACGACCCGGTGCTTGTCACAAGAAACGACAAGTATTTCATATACCCGTTTCTTGACCGGATATCATTTACATACATCAGAAGACCGAAGGTTCCGTACTTCGATTATGATTTGGTGAATAGGGTCGCTGTTTACCTTCCGCCTGGAAGCGTGCACACAAACAACTCGGTAGCGCCAGCGGGCAGCCCGAGTCAAAGCGTCGAATTTGAGTACCCGGAAAGCACTGTCGATCACATTACCGACATGATTAAGACTTACATCGGAATAGGAAACGAAAATCAGTGGAACATTCAAACTCAAATGCCAGATAGAGTATGATAACCAAGAGACAGGCCATAGAGTTTATTCAGCACAGGCTTAGCGGCGGAGATACTCCGGAGGACTTGCGCCGTCTTTACCCCAGGTCGATTATTGCCCGGGTAATAAATTACGCCTTGTCGGATGCGGTCACAAGAGACCCGTACCTATTGGAAGACGTTGCCGTTCCGTATGACTTTGCCGTGTCTTCTGATTCAAAGGGTTACTATGTGTCGCTTTCCCCGCAGCCGATTTCTGGATCTCTCGCAATCTACTCCGTAACAGATGAGTCGGATAGCGATAACCGGTATTTTGTTCAGTCAAAGATCGACGCGTCTACAATGGAGGTTTTAAGGGGGAAAAATAAAAACGGCGCAGTATTTTATAAGAACGCGCTCAGGTTTAATAAAAAGCCCGTCGGCACGGTCACGGTCACTATGATTCCGAATGTTTATCAAATGGAAGATGACGACCCTTTGATTATCCCGATGCAAGACGGCTTTGGTGAAATGGCATTTTTCCAGTTGTGTCTACAGGCTCTTTCAACTCAGGGCTATCAAGACGATCTGAATGACAGCTCTGTGGACGCTCAAAATATTCAAAGAGGATGATCATAAAAGATATTCGATATATTGCTACATCCGCGTTGTACAGGCTCGGCAAATCACCCAGCGGCAGAGAGCTTAACTGGATGGTTCAGGTGGCTATTGACTATATGAGCGAAAAAGCGCCGCTTGACGGGTTAGTTAGTCTCAAGACGATTCATACCAAGCTGGATACCGGCGCAAGGGTATTCACGCTCCCGCCCGACTGCATGCGGATTGTGAAAATCGGAATGAAGTCAGGAAAGAGGATATGGACTCTTACTCCAGACACGTCTCTTGTTTTTCCCGATTCGGCCTTTTCTTGTGAAAGCGACTCTACGGATCCGGTTATTACCGACGGGTATTATCCGTCGGGTTATTTTGGGTATTTTTACGGGTATCAAAACTACACCAGAGGCAGCGGAAGAAATGAGAATTATTACCGAATAGACGGCAGAAATATTTTGTTTGACCACAACATGGATGGCGGACAGGTGGTTATTGAATATCTGTCCAATGGGTCAAACATTAGCGACAAGACATTGATCGATATGGCTTATGCCGAGCCTTTCAGGCTTTACTTGATGAGCGAATATTGCTTTCACAAGGGCAACGCCATGGATCGACCAAAATATAAAGAGCTTCAAATGCAATACGAGGCCGCCCAGTGGAGCGCAAATCTCCTTGTGAAGGCTCCGAGGCTTTACGAAACAATAGACGCGCTTGCTCAAAGCTCGGCTCTAAATCTTGGGTAATGGATTTTAATGAGCAAATAATATTTACCGGTGGGATCAACACCGACGATGACACAAGGTCAATACCGCAAGGTGACTACAGGGACTTCAATTATTGTAGGCTCGGGCAGGCGGCGGGGCAGGGCGCTTCCGTTATTACTTCTTGGGGCACTGTCGATATTTCGAACCCAGAAGTAGACCCTCGCGATCAAGTGATAGGAGCCACAATATGGGATAGGGCGCAAGGAGCGTCGAGATCGATCGTTTACTTTGTTTGGGCGTATGACAATGATCATGAAATATGGGTTTTTGACATCAACACAGAAACGCACCAACTTGCTGTCAGATCTCAGCACCTAAATTTTTCGAAAGACTTCCCGATTATTCACGCCAACACGTTTGACGACATATTAAAGTTCACAGACGGAAGATGGAACGACCAAATGTACATTGATGGCAACAGGGTTTTCAATCCTCCGTACCAGATCAATCTCGAAAAGGCAATCAGCGGCTTTTACACGAATATCAGCCTGCAAACAATCGATGCAATTAAGTGGCCACCTATACCTCCATACGTTCAATATATCACTGATATCTCAAGGAACGACAACAAGATTTCAAAGAAGCTTTTTAAGTTCTGCGTTCAGTACATTTATGAGAACAACGAGTTGAGCTCGTGGTCGATGTATAGCAATCTTCCTCTTCCGGATCAGTCGGAATTTGTCACCGGCTCGAACTGGCTCAGAACGAATTATGACAACGGAATATCGATCACGTTTCCAACAGGGCCGAAGGAAGTTATTGGATTTAATATTGCCGTGCAGCAATTCGACGAAAGCACGGGTGGAGCGGAAGGCCCGTTTTCTGTTTTTGCCGAAAAAAACAAAGAAAGAGACAGCATCTCTGATGACGTTAATTACACGCTGAATTTTTATGGCAATGTTTCGTCAAAGGTCGCTGTTGATTTCCAAAAAAATTACGACAGGTTACCTATCGCCGCCAGGTGTCAGGAGTATTTGCCTACCAGCCAAGTCGCTTACATTAACTTCAGGGAAGGCTACAACAAAATAGAAATTGCCGCAGAAGCGGATTACGTCATAAAAGGCGTGAAGTGGTCCGCGTTTTCCGGCCTGATATTCACGGCTGTTTGGGACGGAGTCGGCGGGGGGACGCTAAAGACTGGTGTGGATTTATGGGATGTAAATACAGAGTTCCCGTACAGCGCAGGTATGGTCATAACCATAAATGGCCCAACGACCATACCTACTCTTCTCGGGTATATTGTGACCCAAGAAGACGTTGATGCCGCGTTGGCTCTACCTACCGTTCTTGATCAGAACGAATACATGTTTCAGTTGATAGGGGACTTTTTTATGTCCGCTCTTGGTCAACCGGCCGGGACGATAGCCGTTGTTGGCAGTATTTTGGAATATTACTTCACCGACATCCCGAGCGACATCAACATAACAAAGAGCAAATTTACAAGGCTCAACGACGCGAGGCCGACGTTGAAAACGGGCGCAACGCATGAGTTCGGGATAGTTTATGGAGACAGGGCTTTCAGGGACGGTACTGTTCAAACTTCTGATCAAATGAGCGTTTTTGTGCCGTTCTTTTTTGACATAGACAGAACGTCCCTTGACAATAGTTACGATCCATTCACTGTTTCCCCAAAGATTTCGATAAACCACACCCCGCCGGTTTGGGCTGATCGGTACTGGATTGTCGCAAAGCCAGCCACTGAGATATTGAGTTTTGGGCACTACATGGTTTCTGTTGAAAACATCTACGCCGAGCCCGCTGTCATATTGGATTCTGCAAGTCAAGAGACAAGGTACAAGATAATTTTAGACAACAAGTACACCAATGTTTACAACATAGGCGCAACTATAAATCACGTTCCTCAAAAAGGAGACAAGCTCCGATTCGTAAGGAGACGATCTCCCGAGGTGTGGGATAATTTTAGCAGCGTGCTTGGCGGATATGCTCAGTACGTTGAGGTGGATGTTCTTGACTACTTCCCGGCTGATGGTCCAGGCGGACGCCCGGTTGTCTACACAACCCTTTTCGACATTGGTCTCATTGAGAACTTTGACAATATTGAAAACCCGGGCGGATACATTGTTGAGATATACACCCCGCGCCCGTTTGTTGATGATGACGGGGGCTTGTTTATTTCCGGGTGGAAGGACATAACCCCGTCGATCCCAATTATTGATCCTCACACCCCTGACAGGAGACATGGTGCCCCGTTTGACTACACGGCTCAATGCATTGAGATCGCTCCTGATAGCTACGTTTTCTCAATGACAAGCGACAGAACCGATTTGATTGGGCAATCTTTTAACCTTGTTATTTATTACAACGACGGATCAACCGAGACCGTGAATTCTGAGCAGATAGTCTCGGCCGAATATCGCGTTGACAACAATACGACTTATATCACGTTTTTGAATCAGGACGCATTTGACCAGATATCGTATATTACGATGTCTTACAGCTCTCCCCAACAAATAGCTCCGCAGCCGGTGCTTCCGGCATACATTTACCCTTCGTATGGAGACGTGTACCTTAGAATGAGGAATTTCGGAACCGGTTACGCCGGCGTTTCGTCTCAGTATTATTATTACATTGAAGATCCTCACTATTCGGACTATTGGCTTAGCGACGTGCACAATACGGGCAGAACCAGGATTGAGTCTCCCACGTTTCAAATGGTGCACCGTAAGGCTGACGCCATTCATTCCAATCCCTATGGAGGCTTAAACAGGTCTGTAAACGGAACCTCTACCTTTGTCCTTGACAACTCAAATATTATTGAGATGAACCCTCTTTTTGGAGAGGTGGTTAGGGCTATCATGGCCGGCAGAGAGGGTAAAACGCTTAAATGCATTCAGCCGTTTAAGGAAAACTCTATTTACATACAGTTCTACCCCAACGAGGTCGGATCGGACTCTTCGGTAAGGGTTAGTAAGGCCACGTTCGCGTCATGGTTTGACTACAAGTCTCGATTTGGAACAACCGATCCCGGTTCTGTAGCTCTTTTGCCAAACGGCGAAATTGCTTATTTTGACGCAAATTCCGGCGTATTTGTTTTGTCTCAAACCAACGGTCAAACAATCATCAGCGAGATTGATCCGTCAAGCAGGGTTGATTTTAAGTTCAGGACTGAAACAAAAAGAATTGCGGGCTTGTTTTCAAAAGGCAGCGGCTCGAAATGCAGGGCATACGTCAACGAGCTTTTGGGCGAGGTCGGTTTTGCCTTCGATCTCGTAGAGAGTTCGGAGTCTGCTACAGGTCTCATTTCTTTTGCGGACGCCGGGACAAATTACTTTATTGCCGCAGGATCAGAAGAGGACATACTTCCTCTTTTAGGCAATGAGATTACGATTTACCTCCCTCTCCCGGATTCTCCGTACAATCTCGCTCCGCAAACAACAATTGTTGATTATGTGGCGTCTTTTGGTTCGAGTGTCGTGATTTTTATTCGAGATCCGCTGCTTTACACTTATTCCGGCGAGCCAAGGCCAGTCGGAGAAGATCCGTATTACTACATATCGCCCAAAAAAGAACGAAAGCATGTTGTTTTCGATTATTTGTCAATGAGGTGGAGATCGACTTACGATTATCCGTTCACAAATTTTGTTAACTACGGACAACTATTGTTCGGGTGGGATGAGCAGGCGAGATTTTACAAGCACAACGAAAAGTCCTCTTATCAATTTCACGGAAAGGACTTCGTTCAAAAGATAACGTTTGTTTCGAACGAGCGCCCTCTTGATGTCAAAAGGTATCAGAATTTTTCTCAAATGGGATCTCAGCCGTTTACGGTTGAGGCTTCATCTGAGCCAAATTTGAGCTACACGTCAGGCATGTACACAATAATAGCTCCTCAGGAGATGAGCCAATACGAGGGCTACACGAGGTGTTATTACAAGAAAAATTTGTACGACCCAGTATTTTTAAATTCCGCTATTCAGTCGACATCTTTTGTTGGTATAGATCCTGATATCGACGACTTTGTTGCTGGCTGGGAGCTTGCCGGAAATCAAACTGGGCTACTTGGTGTCGAGGTGGTTATTATTCAGCCGAACGGAAACTTCATAGGGGTCGTTACCTCCGCCGATTACGACTCCGTCTCTGACATTACTTTTATTGAAACGACATATGGGAACCCTGTTGATACCGGGATTCCTGGCCTTCTTTATTCTGCCGATTTAGCAATATCCGCAGGCGAAGACATGAGGTCTTATTCGTTAACACATACGCTGAGTTATCCTGTTTCGGAAAATGAATTGCCGGCACAGCTATTTGGTGTTGCAATTAAGGGCGTACTTTCATAAATTTGCCACTTGTGAGCAGCAAGATTAAGATAAAGCCGATTTTGTCCGCTTTTTCGGGTGATCGAGAAATAGAAAATTTTTGCGATCCAAACAGCCACGACAAAACGGGCAGCGGCGTTGCTGTTGACACGTTTAATAAACTCAGGGCTTGGGACGAGCTTAGTGATGATGGGGTTTTTACCGAGGTTTTTAACGGGGGCAACGTTGTTGGGTTTATTTACACCGTCCCGGGCAGGCTTGTTAGTTTCGGGGTATCCCCAAACCACAGGGTAAAACCGGTTTTAAAAAAGGTGTTTGAAGATATTGTTGAGATGGCGGGAGATGAGTTTTTGTGCGCTATGTGGACGAGAAATTCAAGAGGAATTCAGTGGTTGCAGCGGTGCGGGATGGAGATTTTAACTTGTGATGACGTTGTCACAGAATTAATTTATAAAAAATGCCAGTAACAGCAGCAATAGTAGCAGGGACGATCGCAGCGGGCAAGGGGGTTCAGTCTCTTGTTCGTGCGAATCGCGCAAAAAAAGAAATGGAAAGACTCGGAAAGGGCTTGAAAGACCCTTCTTTTTCCATGCCAGCCGAGCTGATGCAAGCATACGATGCCGCGAAGGCTATGCCGGTTTCCAGAAATATGCCCGGATACGGAGCTATTCAAAACATGGCAAGCATGCAGCAGCAAGGGGCTCTTGGCGATATCTCAAAGTATGGCACCGGGCTTGACGCCGTCGCTGCCATGACGAACCTCGGAACGCAGTCCATGGCTCAGCAGCAGGAGATCGGTATTCAAAACAGCCAAAACTATCAGTCTCAACTCGAGAACAGACAGCAAAACATGGCCGGTATCGCAAATCAGCTCGCCGGCTTTAGGCAATACGAGTATGAGCAAAATGTCTTGAATCCATTCCTTAGAACAAGCGCCGCTATTTCTGCGTTAAGAAGAAAAAGATACCAGGAGTCAAATCTTGCATTTGACTCTTTTGCCAACGTTTTGCAGGCTGGCGCAGGGGCTATTAACCCAGCTTCGATAACCGACACCGGCGGTGGTATGGCCGGCAATATTGCAGCTGGCGGCGGAACGTCTGGCGGCGGAACGTCTGGCGGCGCCAACACCGGGGCAAGAGGGTGGTCGAGCGCTCAAAATATGGTTGATGAATTTGGAAACGTTATTTTTTAATTTAAAATGGCAGTAAGCGCATCAGTTGTATACACAGGCGAGTCGGGCAATATGTCTGGCGACAACACCGGTGCCGCGTTTTTTGAGCGCGGAGACGCCCTTGATATCTCACAACAGGAGATAGCCCGATCAAGGGAGCTTGCAAGGGAAAAAAGAGACAGAGAAAAAGAAGTGAGAGAGCAGTGGCGAAACGCCATAATGCCCACAGAGGATCTATGGCTCGACGAGGAAGAAGAGGAGCTCAACGCTGTGATCAATGAGTACGACAATATGATTTCCGGTTTCGCTCAACGCGGGGCGGAATTTGCCGACCTTAGCTCGGACGAGATCAAGCAGAAGAAGCAATTGGAGGCAAGAATCAAGCTTTTAAGAACTCAGTCCGATCAGAACAAGGCGTATTACGACCAGATCATGTCAGAGTTTCAAAAAGATCCGGACGGCCTTATTTATGATCCTGAAAAATCGACAAAAATGCTCGAGGAGTTTCGTGGATCAGGCAAAAGCATCGAGGCGAGGAATGAGGTCGCGAGAAAAAATGGCGTCTTGCCTAAAAGATATGACTTCTCTGGGGTGACCACGAACCTTGCCAAGGTTCTGCCAGATACCGATTTGCCTGGAAATAAAACAGGGAAAAATCCAAAGGCTTTTGAGCTTGTTCTTGATGATTTTCTCGCAAGCCCCGAGGGAGATCTTATGATCAGAGAGACCAATGAAGCAGAAGGGGATATAAAGAAAAGACTTCTTGATGAGTTCAATGTTATTTACAGACCGAAAAGCAAGCCTGTCGTTAAGACGTCTACCAAGGCGCCGACCGCTCCAAAAAGTGACTTTTCTCTCACTCCGACCGCAACAGGTACTGGGGTCGGGAAGTATAAAAACCTTGAGTTCAACGTTATGACCACCCCTAATTCGCCAGGGCAATCTGATTTATTTTGGGATTCAGGGTACAACACTATTAACATTCCGCACAAGGCGCTATCCCTTTATGACAACTCCGGGAATCCCCAGCAAGTTACGGTTCAGTCGGTATACCAAGGTCCGAACGGCACCGTATTAAGAACGACAGACAGTCATAATGAAGAGATATGGATTGATTATTCGAATCCAAGAAATAAATCAACAGTAGACGGCGCTTATCAGGTTGACTTTAATGATGTCTTTGAAAAGGTCAGATCAACAGCTCCTTCAGACGGCGGATCTGGTGTGCCTTGGCTATAACAACACGAAATAAAAAAAACAAATATGGCTGTCCCAGCAAATGTAAAATATTACGAGTATCTCAAGTCAAAAAAGCTCGATGTGCCACCGACGTACGATTCGTTTCAAAAAACCCTCTCGGACAAAGAGAAGGCGATGAAGTACTATTCCTATCTTTCATCCAAAAAGTCCCAGGGCATGGACGTCGACATCCCTGCTTCTTTTGACTCTTTTTACAACACGTTAAACCCAAAGGGGGCATCATCAGAGGTTGGCGCGGCTTCTGGAGAAGATTTAAACGCGCCGCAGCAGCCTTCCGCTCCGAGTTTTACGGGGGCGAAAGGAATGAAGCCAAGGGGAATTCAGCCCGCCTTAAAACAAGAAGCTGAAAAGCCACGGCCAACCAAACCGTATCAAGATATCATGCCAAAGATGGAGGAAGCTCCATCCGAAACAACGCAGGCCGCAGTTCCCGCTCCTATATCGTTTGCCGAGCAGGAGCAAGAAAAGGCAAACGAAAGCATAAGGAGAGGATATCTACCATCGAATCCAGCGATAGTTAACGACCGTGTAATTAGCGAGGTAGAGAAGGTCAGAGAAGAGGAGGGGATGGAGCCTATAGAGGACGTTTTGTCGAGAAGGGTTGCCCTCAATCAGATAGACGACGTAATGGAGACTTTCGGTCTATCAAGCGAACAGGTTGACGACTATATGGAAAATTCGGCAAGAGACATTGACTCGATGGCTCTTGACCAGATAACCCAGGCGGCGGGCATGGACAGTGAATTTCTTGAATACAAGAAATCATTAAAGACGGGAGACGCCATAAGCCCCATCTATCAAGGAAGGATGAGGGAGAGTCAAAAAAAGGTTTTTGACGCAGCTATGGGCGACTATTGGAATTTCTTGGCGAGAAGCAATTACGGGGCATACAAGGACAACAAGGACAAGTATGATGCGCTGAAGGCAAAGACTGCCGAGGAGAGAACGACTGAAGACGAAAGATGGTTAAAGCTCACGGAAGACAGAGCCACGGCTCTCTATTCCGCTGCGGCAAAGAAGGAGGCTATTGGTTTGAAGGATAATATTTCCCAAAAACTAAAATCTGTTGCCGGCGTTGATTACGGAAAGTATCTTTCTGCGACAAAAGACTTCAATGCCAAGGCTTCTGCTCTTGAAAAAGAGCACGCCGCCGGGAAGATAAACGACCAACAGTACGAGGAAAAATACAATGCTGCGTACGATGAATTAGAGGCCATCAAGAGAGACTCGGGCGTGAATGATAGCACAATGGCTACACTCAATGAGATTGACGACCTGACGTCAAAATACGGGCGGACACTCCTGAAAGACGTAGCGGTAAAAACTTCAGGTTTTTCCGAGACTCGTAGCTACGATAAGTGGCTCGAGGAACTGGAAGAGAAGAAAAGGAATTCGGAAGACTATGAGAGGTTGTGGAAGGAGTCTGGGGCGTTCGGTAAAGCGGTGCTTGGAGGTTATGAGTTTACCAGGAAATTGGGTGGCAGCGTATTTAATTCCGCTATGGACGTGGCTGGGGGTCTCGTGAGAGTTCTTGATGCTGCGGACGCCAAGGGGCTTTACCAAGGTGTTGGCTATGATTTTTCGGATCAGATGTACGACAAAATCATGAACATGAAGGCCGTAACAGAATCCAAAAGGTTTGATGCGGACGCCGATTCTGTTCTTTATAATTTGGCCGACATGACCGGAAACGGATTTGGTTCTGTTGTTGCTTTTGGTCTTGGCGGATCTGCGGCACTTGCTTTAAAGGCGCCGGCAGCCGCTGGCACGTTCGTCACAGGATACCTCATGGCCGAGTCATCTACTTATCAAGAGTTGATGGATAGCGGCGTCGTGTCAAGCCAGGAGGCCACCTTGATCTCAAATGCCGTAGCGCCAGTGGTAGCCTCCATAGAACTTCTTGTCCCTGACTCAAAAGTTATCCAGGGGTATGTTCGACCGGCCATAAGAGCTGCCGTTGTTCAGGGAAAGCCTCTTTTGAAGGCTGTTGACGAATCCTTGCAAACATACGCAAAGTCATTTGGCAAAGAGGCGTTCGAAGAGGGACTTGGATATGTGGGTGAGGTGTCGGCAAAAAACATTGTTGACGCGGTTGGCGGCTACGATTATTTCAATCAAGAGTTTTCACTGAAGGACTTGGTGATCAATTCTCTTGGCGGCGGGCTTACCGGCGGCTTGATGAATTTCTTCAGCTACTCATCAACTCCATCTCCCGTTAAAGAGAGGGCGGTTCTTGAGATGGCTGAAAACGGGCAGCAGATTATAGATTCACACAAAAACGAAAGAACCATATCGGATCTCAGGACCACGCTGAGCAAGCCGATGGAAGATTTGCGCGGGCTTAAAGCCCATCCAAATTGGAACAATCTCGACAGAAGCAAGCAAGCCCGGGTTTTTTCCATTAGTCAGCAAATAAGATCCCTCGAAGAGTCATCCGTACAAGACCCGATCGTTAAGGCTCAGGTCGGCAGATTGAAGGCTGAGCAGCAAGAAATATTGTCTCTTGGCGCGAACGGAATGGACGCAAAGGCTGTTGGTGTTTCGACTGACAAGCAGAGGGTTTTTATTGGTGATCAGCAGGCGTTTTTTTACATAAACGAGGACGGCGATTACGAGATAGAGTACAATGACGGCAGAAGCGTTGTTGTGTCTAAGGGCGAAGGCGCAGCCGAAAAGGTTCGTGCCATGGGGATAAGGGCCGACGACGGAGAGGTCGCGGCAATGAATAAAGAGAATCAAAACACACTCATTACCCCAAGGCTCGAAAGAGGTGCTACTGTTGACTACAACGGAAAGAACGCAACGGTAAATAGCTACAAAGAAAAAGACGGCAAGGTGGTGTATGTAAATTTGACCACCGAAGACGGAAGGACTCTGCAGATCAGGGAAGGTCAGGCAGGGGTGGGACAAGAATTATTAAATAATTTAAATAATCTACCTTATGATCAAAAAGACCAAACAAGGATATCAGGTGAAGTCGGAAAAGGGCAAGAACCTGTCACAACCCAACCTGTCGAAAGCACAAGCGAAGAAGCGCCTGCAACAGGTGGAGTTCTTCAAGCACAAGAAGAAATAGACTCTGTAAGACAGCGGATAAATGCAATTGAAGCCGCAAGAAGAGAGGGCAGAATCCTTGAAGATGAAAAGCCTAATGAATTAAAGGGACTTAAGGCAAGGGAAAAAGAATTATTGTCCCAAGAGACCAAACCGTCTGGACAAAAATTAACCGTTGGAAGCAAAATTCAATGGGACGTATTCGGCAATGAATCAATGAATGAATGGACTGTTGCTGAAGAAACTACAACTAAAGGCGGACAACCAGCGGTAAGGCTTACTCGGTTTATAGAACAGGGCGTTGCCGAAGGCGGCGGAGTTGCGGGGTACACTCAAGAACATATTGTGCCAATCGCTGACTTGCAAGGCAAGCCGGCCGCCGAAGCCGCCCCCCAAACACAAGGGCAAGAAGAAGTAATAGCTCCACAAGCAACAGAAGAAGCCGCTCCAAAGACCGAAGAAAAACCAACCCGTAAGACTCGACTCGCCAAATTATTTGAGGTATCCGAAGGAGAGGAGGCCGTGCCAGCAATTGAGCAGGCCCTTTCTGAAACCGGCATAAAGGTAGAAGTTATGGACGATGCCGAATACAACGAGGACAATCGCATAAAAGACAGTCAAGGTCGCGGTTCAGAAGGTATGTTTGTGGCTGATGACGGAACGATTATCTTAAACCGAGATAAGATTAAGGGCGAATGGGGTAAAACTATCGTGTTCCACGAAGGTATTCACCCCGTGGTAAACATCATTCGCAACACTGATCCGAAACGATACAAGGCAATCGTGGAAGGACTAAAGGCAGAAGCTGCGAGGAACAACGATGTTGCCAGAGTTGCTGCCGACATTGCTGCTTCTGAAGAGTATCAAAGAAGAGGTCCTGAGAGTATTGAAGACGAGACCGTTGTTGAAACCATGGCTCGCGTGGCTACAGGGGATGTCAATATCGATAAGTTTGAACCTACCTTCCGCGAGAAGTTCATTGAATTCATGAACGACATAGCTAAGGCACTTGGATTGAGACCTATCCTCACAAATTCTCCACGAGTTGAGGTGAAGCGTTTGGCTGATCAGATCAACAAAATGTTGAATGAGGGCGGTAAAATTAGCGATGTTGTAGGGAAGAAAAATGTAGGTGAATTTCAGAACAAGATAACTTTAACCGATACAAACTCTGTTTTTTCAAATACAAGCTCTCAAGCCAGATTTGAAATGAAGTTTTTGGAAGACTCTGAAGACTTTACCAAATTAATAGAAGAAGGGCGCGTAGTTCATAACGCAAGTTTAGATGACATAAACGGAGAAACTGTTGTTATTCATAATCCGGATAACTTTTCAACTGGAGAAATAAAGTTCAGAGGAAAGGATCTTGTGAAGGGCGAAGGTGGTGTTTACTTTGTTTTGCTGTACGATGATGTATGGGCCTCTGGTAAAAAATCAAGTGCTTCGCAATTAGCTTCTTTGATAAATGAGTCATTACAAAAATCAACTGATGGTAAAGGTCGATTAGTTCTGGTAAAAGGAGACGCAAGCAAGAATTTAACAAGTGTAAAGGGAGCCAAGGCTCTTATGGGTGTTATGGAGATATTGGCGGATGATGGATTGATTCCGCTAAGTGCTTTTAGAAAAGCATTGAACATTGCCGGAAAGAAGTACGGTATCAATTTCGACGGAAGAAACGATGCTAAATCTATCCACAAGGATATTCAGGATAAATTTATGAATGTATCCAATTCATCTTTCGAAAGAAGAGGTGATTTCGTTCGTGATGTAATTGATGCCATAGCCAATCAAAATGTATTGTCCAAGGAGGCTATAGCGGAAATCGCTGAATCTATTGGAGCTAAAAGGAAAATGACCACGTTCTCTAAGGCGAGCATCCTTGATTCTGTTGCGTATGCGACCAGCGAAAGGATGCTCAGAGATATTCCTAATTCTCATGTATACGCTGTAATAGAAACGTCTTCAAAAGTAAAGCCTGAATTTGTAGGCAAGCATGAGTCTTACCCATGGCATATAGTTACTGAGGACGGAAGCAAACCTATTCTTTATATACTTAAGGACAGACCATTCTATAACGATGCATTTGTAGCCGCTAAAAGCACTGAGAAAGTAAAAGAAGGGGAAAGATTTGGTGACGTAAGCCGTGCTGGATTGGCTCAAAGAGGCATGGGGCTTGCTAAAGTGGAAACGAAACCGACTGGCCAACCGTCCAAGGGCATCAAACGCGGCAGAAACTTAGTCAAGGACACCTACTACGAAGCCGGCCTGACCGAAGACAAGAATGACTATGTATTCTTCCATGTATCGTCAGCTCCCAAGGCTTCGATTATGAAGGGTATTGATAGTACCAAGTATACCTCGCTTAGAACGGCAAGAGAAGAGAAGGGCCTACAATATGGTGTTGCCTCTTATTACACTCGTCCGGAAGATGGAGAAAGAATGGTGGGTGGTGAAAAGTATGCGGTTCGCGTACCTAAGGGCAAGGTTTATCCTATCGATTCCGATCCAATGGGATACGGAGAAAAGGCTGAGGAAAATGTACCACAAGGTACACCATTCCGTGGAGAGGCCGTGAAGCGTGAGATCGCAGACATGGCTAAGAAGGATGGATACCAAATGATTGTTGGCGAGTGGTCTTACAGCCGCACTGGAAAGCCAGCAGGAGAGATTCCTGAGTTCCGCGCAGACGCACTTGTGCCACTCAAGCCTACTGCCGAGAAGCCAACGTCGTTCACATCAAACGCCGAGAAGGGCATGGAGAGAATTCCGTTCCCAAGTCAGCAGAGCGAACAGGCTAAGCAGGAACTTGAGAACATCGCCTCTGAGGTGCGTGATATTATGTCGAGCAAGAAGAAGTTCTCAAGCAAGGAATACCAGCTTGCCGACAGCGTTTACATGAGCGGTCAGGTTACGGAAAATAAGTACGAAGACAACGAATTCAAGCGCGACATCACTCCAGAAGAGTACGACATGATGACCAAAGTTCTTCCTAAGAATATGCAGGAAGACGCAGCCCGTGTGCGTGGACTGTTGTTCGGTGGTAAGAAAAAAGGACAGGCTTCTAAGGGTATTCCAAGAACATCTAAAGAGTTCGCAGGGAATGTGGGAGAGACGATCGACCGCATCAAGGCTGCAACATCGGAGGACGGGGCAACGCTCAACCTCGATGGTACAACTTACGAAGACGGAGGTCTTGTGGTTCCTGCCGGTTCATTGAACGTGGCCCAGGATGAGGTTACTGCCGAGGGCTTGTTTGACTTCTTGAAGGACAACGAGGAGAATATTTCCAGCGACATATTCAAGATTGGACTTTACAAGTTCCCAGACCGTCCAGAGGTTTCTTATGACTTGAACATCGTGATTCCAAGGGAGTACCGTGATGTGGCCTTGAAGTTTGGTGAGTTATCTGGACAGGAATCACTGTTTGACCTTGACACATTCGAGAACATCAAGACCGGATCGGACGGTAAGAATCCACGCAAATTCACGGCCCAAGAGCTTGCTGAGATTGCTAAGGATTTGTCTGAGGGCAGACTTCCAAAGATTGTTGGAGGCAAGGGACAGCCATCAATGATGAAGCGTACTCCAGCCTTGGCATCCGTAGAGAGTACGGCTAAGGCGTTGGGAGGGATGAAGGATGACGCTGAAAATATATTTAGTAAATACAAAATACAAGGGTATGGTAGTAGATTTACATATCCAAACAAGATAAATATAAGCAGAATATCTGATTTAGAGTATCTAAAAGAATGGGTAAAGGGCGTTAACCCTAATTTGGATATTGATTTTGAAAAAAATGACCCCGAATATAGGAGTATCGCAGACAAGCAGATTGATTGGAATATAAAAGAGCTTTCAAGCATACTTAGTAATGCAAAAAATAAGGGTTATATTATTGGCAAGAGGGTAATAAATACGGATGGTACTCCAATAGATATAAAAAACATAGGTCATTCTTTTTCGGTAGATGATTCTAATTTGCCGTCTTTTGGTAATTCCGATAAGTTAAAAACAAAAACAACTGTAAAAATACCATTTGAGGCTATAAATTTAGAGGCTACCACTGATAGGTTTGCGTATTATGGTAACTCGGAGTATGAGATTGTTGTTAAGCCTAATGAAAAACTTGAACTATTAAAGTACGAAGAAGTGGACAGAAGTAATAGATATGCTTCTAAGCCAATAACAGAAAAAGAAATCTCAAGTGGTTTCTATAGAATAGAAAAACAAGTCTCCGAAGCCTACCACAAAGCCAAAGCAGACGGCAGCAATCCTGAACTTGTAAAAGCAGTAGAAGATTTAATCGGCAAGCCAAAACAAGGACAGCCATCAAGACTAAAGCGCACCCCAGCCCAAATCAGACAAGCTGTAGAAGATGGGGTAGATGCAGTTGAAGCAGCGATCGCTGAGAGCATGGATCCACAGCAGGCCGTTGACGAGAACATCTCAAACCAGGAATGGTACGGTGATTTGAGTGCTGCCCAGAAGGAACAGTTGAATGAAATCCTTCAAGATGAGTTCGGCGCATCAGTTAGGGAGAAAAATGCCGTCAACGACAAGGCCAGGGCGGTGTCTGATTTGTGGGCGGAAGGAAGCCGCGAATCTAAGAAGAGAATAACTGATATTTTGGAAGATGAGCCTGAGCTTTCGTACATTTACGCCAATTATCCAAAAATACTAAAACAGCTTGAGTCGGCTGGGTTGATAACAAAAACAGACGGATGTCCATGATTAAAAAACTTGACAAAAAGGTTGTAGATCTTCTTCTCCCTCGGATGAAAGATGAATACAGCGCATTTTACTTTTATCGCGCCGCCAGCAATTGGTGCCAAGGGGTTGGCTTTTTTCAAGCCGCCAAGTTTTTTGCCGCTGAGTCGCAGGACGAGCTTGAGCATGCAAAGAAAATTGAAAAATACATCACCGATTGGAACGTAATCCCGGAACTGCCGACTGTAAATCGCCCGCAGATTGAGTTTTCGGGCATCATGGAGGTGTTGGAAGAGGCTTACAAGCTTGAATACGACCTGTACGAGGCTTACGAAGAAACGTCTAAGAAGCTTTTTGAGATTGATCTGTGCGCGTTTGATTTTCTCCAACCGTTGCGATTGATCCAGAACGATTCCGTATCCGAGTATAGCGACAAGCTGAACCTGCTCGAAGGAGTAGACGTTGCCGATAAGTTCAAAGTTTTATTGTTGGAAGAAAAGTTGTTTTCCGTAAATGGCTAATCCTTGCAAAATAACATACACACCCAAGGGAGGGAATCCGCGAGAATATGACTATGCCGAATTCATGACCGCCCTTAAGGACGGTCTTTTTGCTGAATTAACAAGGTCAGGCGCGATAAACCCAAATGCAATGAAGGGCGAAAACCCATTTGTTGCCACCAAACAAAAGCCAAGCCCAAAACAAACGGCTCAGGATCGAGCCGTGCAGAGCATGCATGAGTTCATGAAGGACGGGATAAGTGCGGCCTACGGGGATGTCAAAGGAGGCGCTTACGCGTCAAGAGCAAGGGAGCAGCGCGGGATGAAGGATAAGGATTACGTCTCTTATAATCAGGACTCGTTAAACCTTCTTGGTCAGCAAAAGTTTCAAGAGCTTCTTGACAGATATAATTCGGGAGAAAAGGACGTGTTCGATACGGTTCTCGAGGCCATGGACAACATGACCGATAGAGAGAGAAAGAATTCTCCGGTGCTGAGTCCGCTTTATAGTGTGGTGCTGACTAAAGCTGCCCACCATTTCTTTATGACTGGCAACATGGCTGCGGCTAATAAGATATACAGCGAACTATCGGCATCCCTTTCAGCAAAGGGTCAGGACATATCAACCGCCAGCGCACTATCTGCGCCCGAGCAATTGGCAAATAGATTGATGTTTGAGGATACAGGCCGCCAATCATTTTTGAATCGGGTAATATCCGGGGAAATGACCATTGGAGAAGCCATATCGGAAATAATTGCCATTGCAAGACTTGACCGAGATCAGGTAACCAGCATCGTTGCAAGGGTGGTCCCGAAGGTTGGTAAAAAAATCGTCGTCCCAACAAAAAGCAAGCAGTCCGATAAAAGAAGGGCAGAGGTTCAGGCGATTAAGGACATTCTTGATAAAATGAAGTCCGGACAGCCTTCCGCAATGAGAAGAGGAGGGCAACCATCCCCTTCTCGTCAAAACAGGATCCCCGCAGAGATAATTCCTCACATTGAGGAGCTCGCGAGGTCTTATGCGGAAGACGGTGCTGTATCGGTTAATCAAATAAAGTCAAGAGTGTGGGCGAACCTGAAGGGGCTGATACCTGGGTACAAGACAGATGTTGATGAGCTTATCGACCAGGCTGCCCAATCGCTTGAGTCAACCATAAAGTCAAACAAGAAGGCTTCCTCCGAGGCTCGACTCATTAGTGCGCTCGAGGGGGTCATTGACGATATGGATGCTTCTCGAAAAAAGGCGGTAAAAATACTTTCGGACATGATTCTGGAGAATGATCCGGGATATGTTGCCGCCAGAAGCAGGGGCGAAAAGGTAAAGGCAAGAGAAAGGCTTCAAAAAATTCTTGCCAACAAAACAGAGGCTGTTGGCATTTTATCATCCGCAAGAGCGATAGCAGAGGCTCAGATCATGGGTAATGAAAATATCGATCCCGCAACAAAACAGGCTATCATAAACGGGATTGATGACATGGTTTCCGATATTCTTGATATGCCCGTTGGCAAATCTGAACTCAGAGCCGCGAGCTCGGCTCTTTCCGACGAATCTGTTAAGGACGCCATAATCGATATCGCCATAAAGCATTACGGAGACCCGCAGCCGGGTATAGAAAATCTTGCCGCCCAACTCGTGTCAGACCTTGGTGTGGATCCCGCTTATGCAAATGAATTGCAGCAGCTTCTTCAATCAGAGATTGCTGACGCGGTTTCCAAGAAAATGGACAAGGAGGCCGCGAGGATTGATCGGATTGTCGGCAACGTTCTCGCGGGGAAAGAAGTGAGAAAAGCGGTTGTTAACGCCATTACTAAAGGGGAGCTCACCGACACCATGCTTGGAGATGCCTTGATGAACGCCCTTGATTATAGGGGTTTTTCAGCAAAGGATATTGAAACTCTCAGAAACTATTTCACAAGACTTCAGCAACTAACCCCTGGAGAAGAGCTTTATCAGCAGATAAATCGATATATTAACGACGTTCTTTCCGATTACGACGAAACCACTGCGGCAATGATCGGCAGGTGGCTTACGGAGCAGATGTATATTTCCGCCCTCTCAAGCGTTATGAATACAGCCGTGATGGCATCTGGTGTTGGAGCCGTTGTGTCAACTATCCAACACGGGATTTTTACAGCCATAATGAATCCATCGAGAATGGCAAGAGCACTAAAGCATGCGCGGAGTATGAGGAAGGCTAAGGCAACAATGGGATGGGAGACTGTTGCTGCAAAATGGAGCAAGCCAGAGTCTCAATTTGGCGAAACCACCCTACTGGAGAGACCGGAAGAAAAGTCTCACGGGGCGGTTGTCAGGGTTACCCAGAAGACGTTTGCTCAAATATTCGAAGACATCGCAAAGGCCAAGGGGAATAGAAAAGGGTATTTTATCGCTCAGGCAGTATTGAAGGCGATCAATCATTCTGTTACCATGTCGGGTGCAAGAAAAAGAAAGTGGATGCCGTCTTTTTCTCAAATATCTATGACTATGATGTCCGCCCAGGATATTTTAATGGGGGGCTTCTTGCAAGACATGTACTCCTACATCGAGGCTGATCGTTATGTCCATAATTTGAATCGCTTATCAGGAGTTCCTATGAAGAAGGGCACGGAGGCGTGGAGCCAGTATAAGAAGGCTAAATTGGACGAGATCCTGTCTGCCGGTTCGGGCGCTATTGAAAAAATGCAACTTGAGGTGGAAGAAGAAGCTATGGATTTAATTCGAAAGGGAGAGGAATTACCGAAGGGGTGGAGAAGGCGTCGTCTCAGGGACAAGATTCATAAAGCCATGCCAGCGGAGGTTGTAAACGAGATGGCTCATCAGGCTAAAAAAGCGCTTTTGCTTCAGAAACCGGAGACATCTCTCGGGGCATGGATTTTTGACGGGGTCTCTCGGGCGCAGGGCATCAAGGACTCGGACAACGCAGGAAGAGTGTTTGGCAAGACTATACTGAACATGACCCTTGGCTTCATGCGTCTAAACATCATAACCGCCGAGTACGCATGGAAGTCTGTGCCGGTAATCCCTGCTGCGGCTAAAATTGCCAAAGGAACCAATATCCGGTATGTGGACGGCAAACAGACAGAGGTGCCGATGACCACGGAAGACAAGGTAAACGTGATTTTGAAAAACGCTGCGGCAACAATGGTGTGGGCGGGGCTGATGGCGTCCATGTTTGATTACGATGAAGAAGAGGAGAAAATTGTTCTTGACCCAGACTCCCCAATCAAGTTCTATGGATCAGCAGAAGATTCTAAACAGCGTGCCGAAATAGAGGCTGAAGGTGGCAAGGAGAATTCTATTAACGTTTTTGGAGTCAACATACCATTGCTTACACTTGGTTTTGCAATCGGTTCCGTTGGGAAGGTTCTTGGCGAAGTCTCTAACGACATCAGGTTCTCCAAAGACGGATCGTCTGAATTGACCTTCGACAAAATGCTCGCGCTTGTTGTAGGCCAGATGACAGGCAGTGAGATGTCTGCTCCAAAAAGAGCCCTGGATAAGGTTTACCGAGGGTATGGTGAGCCAAAGGCCGGCGAAGCTCTCGAAATTTTGATGCTCGACGGAATCGAGACAGCGCTGTCTCCGTCTCAGATCGAGCAAATCAAAAATGACTACGAAGCGTGGAAAGGGTATCAAAAAGAAAAGAGGTCAGGAGTTGTTGACAATATTGTGGAAGACATATACTTCCTTGATGCCTTCATGGATACCAAGGGTGGCAAAATGTACGACCATTTTGGGCAGCCGGTGTATGTGACACCGAAGACCGACATTGTTACGTTTTTAATGCCCGAAAAAGTGTGGAAGGACGGGACAAGTCACGTTGAAAATAGTCCGTACTACAATCTCACAGAGCAAAAGTGGTTTCCAAAAAATTATTCGTCATGGAACGCTAAGGCATGGAATGAAGTTCGTATCTTTGGCAAGACATACGAGGTGCCTATCGAGGATGAATTCAAGCAGTCGATCGGACTTGTGATTGACAAGGAGACATCTGCGGTTATCGATAGTCACCTTGATGTTATCAAGGGCTTGAATACCGACGACAGAAAGGTCGAAATGCTTAAGGACTACAGGCAACGTGCAGTGGACACTGTTCGAAGCGAGTTTGAGAGATTGACCGCCCGCGAAATATCCAAGTCTGTATCTCCAGGCATGCCCGAAGATCAGATCAGGGTCGCCGTAAGCAATGCCCGAGAAAAAGTGATTCTTGAAATGAGGACAAAATACAAAATAGATCAATGATATGCACATAATAGATCAAGCGACACATCCTTCTGACAACCCTGGAGAGCAGGCTTTCGCAATTATCGTGACAGCTATTGCTGCCGTTGTCTCTTGGCAAGAGCAGTCCGAGTGGTTTTTTAGAATATTGTCACTATTGCTGGCTTCAGTGGTCTCTGCGATCGTCTTGATTAAGCACTACAATGAGCTTTCTAAGAAAAACGGGCGCAGGCGTAGAACAAAATAAATGCCGCGAACATGCTGGTTCAGCGGCAAATATTAGTTTCGTCTCCCGACGTGTTGTTAAACTTTTGCAAAAATATCAAAAAACACACTAAAAATCCAAATTAAATTAATTAGTGTTAATTTTGCAGCAGTAAGTCTGATATGATAAAAATTAACATTGCCAACCCTGAGTTCCCTGAGTTGTCCGAATACAACCGAATCATGGGGTATCTCAAGGGGCAGTACCCTGAGCTATCCGTGTCTGTGGTTCGATCTGGCGACAATTATGCTATGAGCAAGGTGTCTGTATCGAGAGTTCGAGAGACTCATGTTCTTGCGGAGGGGTTCGCTATATATCCGCACTCACCAAACGCGGCTATCGGGCAATTAAAAGCCGATATTATCGCGATCACTCGATGCATGAAAGAGCTCGGTATTGAGTTTGAGTACATAGACTTTCACGTTTCTCGCCCCGAGCAAGTGCACGTTACGCGCTCAAAAATGAACTCTTGCGTATCTGTAAGACAGCTTGTCTCTGTTTTAGAGGATGCCAATCACGAAAAACTACCAGAGGTATTAGCGTTTGTTGAGTCAAAGAGAGCCAAAGGTGGCCGCCCGAGTAAGAAGTCTATTATCGACATGGTTTTCTCTTCTCAAGAGGTAGACAAGAGGTCTTCGCCGTTGAGAACTGGAATTGAATGGGCAAACGTAAAGAGGTTGTGGGCAGATAAATTTCAGTCTTCAAAGTTTGTCAAACAATACAAAAGTCTTGATGAATTTTGTACATTTGCAACCGAAGAAGAGGTTAGCCAATGAATTTAGATTCGGTGGTAAAAATACAAGTTGAAGGAAACGACATGGTGTCGTTTCTTGACTCGTCGAACGACTATGTGCATTCGGTTAACCAAGTCATTCCTACCAATACTCCTACATACCTATCTTACAGGTACGATAGGATTACTATATCTCAAGACCCGGGTAGTTCTATTTCTTTTTCCGTTTATGCGATCCAAGAGGTTGGGGGAAACTCATTCACTCCGCTTTCGTTTCAGAGTCCTGCGGAAGATGTCTTAAAGAGAACAAAGGATATTTACAAACTACTCGTCTCTTCTGTTTTCAAGGGGTGTTGCGACTGCGGTGACTCTTCCCAAGAGTGTTCCATACATTATACGCATGGAGACGCCACTGTAGATGGCCATTTTTTGTACGATCCCGGCAATGCTATTAAATTTTCGTATGTTACTGGCGGCAACCAGGATTTCTCAGGGTTTTTCCCGATTGTTCAGGATGGATCTTGGGTTTTTGTCTTTAGCAAAACTGACCCAACGGTGTATGCCGTTCTTCAATTGTCTTCTTTTGTTGATGCCGGCACCTACTGTGTTTTTAGCGCCACTGAGCTTAATGCTAACGGGGTGCCGTTTGTTGATGGAACTGAGTTTTGCATTCAGTTTACCAGCGTAGGCGGAAGCTTGGTTCAGGGTCTTCAGGATGTCATCACTCACGACCCGGTTTTAACAACAGACAATTCGGTAGACGGCAACAGCACGGACATGAACTGGATCGATTTTGATACGTTCACTGTAACCGGAACCTCTGCTGTAGAGCTTGAGGTGCATAACGGAACAGGGAGAGCTTCTGTTCTTGCGGGGACAGGGGAGGCCGAGGTTTTGTACTACACGTCTGGAGTCCCCATTGGCTTCATTGCTACGTCTACAGAGACGAAGGTTGTAACACCCGCCGTAAGCACAGGCGCGGCAACGCCAGGACAGGTATTGACCCTTGTGTCGATCGATGGGTCTGCGGAATGGCAAACACCCGCGTCAGGATCTGGAACGGTTACGTCAGTAGACATAACTGTGCCGTCTGCCTTCTCCGCTTCCGGCGGCCCGATCACATCCGCAGGAACGATTGCTATATCCGCCGTTGGTACGTCGGGTCAATACATTAAGGGGGACGGAACGCTTGGTAATTTTCCTGATCTTGGCGGTGGCGCCTCTGTGAATTATTACCTTAACGGCTCTGTTAACCAGGGCGTTTTTGGCGGAGATACTTATTACGAAATGAACAGGGTGCCTGTCGTTGGATCGGGTACTAACTTTACAATAGCAACCAACGGATATATAGCTCAATTTATAACAGATGCAAACGACCCGTCTCAACTTAATATACCAGCGGGCAATTGGAATTTTGAGATGTATTTCCAAGCGTCAAGCGCAGGCGGGAGCCCTTCATTTTATGTAGAGCTATACAAATGGGATGGAGCGGCTTTTACTTTAATAGCATCAAGTTCTGCTAGCCCTGAAGGAATAACTAATGGCACAACACTAGATTTATATCTTACCGCATTGGCTGTACCCGCCACCACTTTGGCTCTCACAGATAGATTAGCGGTAAGGGTGTATGTAAATAATAGCGGTAGGACAATTACCCTGCATACGGAAGACAACAATCTGTGTCAAGTTATAACCACTTTTACAACGGGTTTAACCGCATTGAATGGACTTACTGCACAAGTACAGAATTTAGCAGTAGGAACATCGGGAACTGACTTTAATATTAGTTCTGTTACAGCAACACACACGTTTAATTTACCAACGGCCTCAGCTACGAACAGAGGTGCCTTATCTTCTTCCGACTGGACAACATTTAATTCGAAGGAGCCCGCGATAGCTGCCGGCACTACGGCTCAGTATTGGAGGGGTGACAAGACGTGGCAAACTCTCGACACTCTTGTTGTTCCTGAAAACACCAATCTTTACTTCACCAACTCAAGGGCAAGGCTTTCTATCAGCCTGACAACTACGGGAACAAGCGGTGCGGCCACTTACGATAACACTACCGGGGTGTTAAATATCCCGCAATATTCGTCTGGTGGGGGAGGTGGTATATCGTCTCTTAATGGCCTTACCGCAGCGACACAGACGTTTGCTGTTGGCACATCAGGCACAGATTTTGGCATATCTTCCACTTCTTCGACTCACACATTTAATTTGCCGACAGCCTCAGCCACAAACAGAGGTGCGCTTTCTTCTACCGACTGGACTACATTTAACGACAAGGCTCCAACAAGTTCCCCTGCGTTCACAGGCGTCCCAACAGCGCCTACCGCAGCGTCTGGAACGAGTACCACCCAAATAGCCACTACGGCATTTGTTCAGAACGCAGTAGCGCAGTCGGCCTCTCCTGAGTCAACATTTGGTGATGGATCTGACGGAAACGTCACGGTAACCGGACCTATCAGCCTGACGTCCGACATGTACTACAACGACCTGACCATCTCTGGTGCGGGGTCAATCAATATGGCTGGGTACAGGGTGTTTGTGACCGGCAATCTTGACTTATCGAACGCAGGCGCAAGTGCTCTCCATGCTAATGGTACAAGCGGGATAAACAACGCTACATCAGCAGCCGCTGCCGGGCAGCGCGGAGGAGTCGGGGTGACCTCCCCAGGATGGGGAACCGCCGAGTCGGGCGTCGCGCTTGGAGGCACGAGCGGGGCTGGTGGTACGTCACCTACAGGAAACGGAGCAAACGGCTCTGCCCCTACAAGTATAGGGGCCAACACGAGACATACAAGCGGTGGACCCGGTGGAGCCGGTGGAGCCGGTGGAGCTGCGACAGGAACCGGGGGAACCGGAGGCGCAGCACAGTCAACCTCAACATCTCCTGTGGCAAACGTGATAAGAACATTTATACACGCGGCAAGAAATCTTGACTTCACAAGGTATACAATTAATTCTTCGAGCGGCGGTGCTTATGTTGCTGTCAATACTTGCGGCGGTAGACATGGCGGAGGCGGTGCCGGTGGCGGTGCCTCGACCGGTAACGGCAAGTCTGGCGGATCTGGTGGAGGAGGAGGCGGTATAGCTGTGATATACGCAAGGCAAATTACAGTCGGAGCCTCCACTAATTCGGCGGCGATTTCTGCCCTTGGTGGGAATGGCGGTGCTGGCGGAACATCTGCGTTCAATAGCGGTGGCGGCGGCGGCGGTGGTGCCGGCGGCGGCGGTTATGTGTACCTTGTTTTTGGATCTGTCACCGGTGGTTCGTATACGTTTGTATCAGCGGCCGGAGGAACAGGCGGAACGGGTAGTGACGGGACCGGACCGGGGGCTATTGGCGGAACAGGCGGAACAGGCGGGTCGGGGGGAAGAATAACGGCTATAAACCTGTCAACAGGAGATATGACGCACGTCGATGGGACAGGAAATGCGGCTTCAGCCCCGGTGACCGCAACAACATCTACAGGAACCGCAGGGACCGTCGGAGGCACCTGCACATTCTCTTCTTGATAATGGAAAGGATAATAATGATATGCAGTAATTGCTCGACAGAACTCGGATATGTTGAAGTATCCGAGGTGAGCCAAGGATTTTATCGTAAGTATATTTGCGGGGTGTGTATGGCTAACCTTGTGCCAGACAGCAATAGCCCGATAGAGGATATTCCTGAGGAACCCCCTATTGATGAAGAGCCAATAAATGAAGAGCCAATAAACGAATAAGGGCAATAAAGATGAAAATTAACTCAGTAAAATTTAAGGATAAAAATTCCTTTAATAAAAACAAGTCTAAAAGGAATGTTATTGAATTCCATGAGCCTTTTGGTATAATTGTATTTGCAGACGAGCAGCCAGTTGAGCCAGATGTGCAAAAGGTTTCATGTGTCACCGAAGTTACTTCTGATCTTGAGGAAATACCGTCAGGACTTGCTGTAGTAAGGGCTAATGATTACGCCAAGGCTATTGAATTAGTAAAATCTTTAGGATATAATATAGTTGAAGAGTTTAAAGCACTGTCTCAATTTGTAGTAGACATGCCTGAGTTTACTGAATTTAAAGATTTCAAAAATACTCTTATTTCTGACTCTATATCAGAAGTAATAGAGGACATGATTGTAAAAGTAGTAGAACAAGGTGATACTACCCCGTATTCTGGTCACTGGCACTTTGCTAATTTAAAGGCTCAGCAGGCTTGGGATCAATTGCCCGCCGGTGTTGTAAAAGATATCGCTGTTCTTGATATTGCCTGCGATGTTAATCATGAAGACCTTATTGGAAGAACTAATTTAAACTGGAATTGTGTTACTGACACTCCTGACGTAGCCCCGGTTTCGGTAAACGAAAAACATGGAACTTGCTGTGCTGGAATTATAGCTGCAGCCACTAATAATAATGTTGGCGTAGCTTCACTTGGTAATAATCAACTTAGAGTACAATTTTTACATATAGGGTATAATTCAACTTCTTCTGGCTCATTTAGTACATCAGATAGTATTTTAACAAGAGCTGTAAATAAAGCAATGGCAAATCCTGATTGTGTAGGAATTTCTATGTCTTTTGGTGGTGGTGGATACCGCACCGCTTTTGCTCAAGCTTTACTATTAGCCTCTACAACAGGGAGAGAAGGTAAGGGTATTCCTTGTATGGCTTCTTCAGGAAATAGTAATTCAAATGAATTTACTCAATATCCTGCTTGCTATCCAGGGGTAATGGCAATTGGGGCATCCACTTCAGCAAACACAAGAGCTTCTTTTAGTAATTACGGAACAAAACTCTTTGCTTCTGCCCCAGGAACCTCTGTAATAACAACAGACAGAACTGGAGCTGATGGATATCACCCAACTAATTATCATTATTTTTCTGGAACATCAGCAGCTTGCCCTGTTTTTGCTGCTGTTGTTGGGGCTTGTTTGATTAAAAACCCAAACTTGACAGATTCTCAATTGAAGGTAGTTCTTGCAAATTCATGTAGAAAAATTGGCGGATATGTTTATGATACAAATGGAAAATCCTTAGAGTTAGGATACGGTATTATAGATATGGATCTTGCTGTTAGAAACGCTGGCCAAGCAGTGGTTACACCTCCGCCACCCCCACCTCCAGCACCTATTAATGTAGATATTACTTCATCAATAACAGCAAATAGTATTGCTACAATAGGAACACCATTGAGTGTATTTTTGTCGATTAGCATGAATCAGGAACCTGGATTTGCATTAACAAATATTCCTTTTAGGTTTTTTGTTAACCAAGGAACAAGTTCTGAATTTAGTTCCGCGTCTTATGCCATTACCAGTGCTTTTCTTCAGCTTGGAAATGGGTTGTATTCTGCAAATACAACGATTAACTTTATTATCCCTACAAATTTTACTACTGGTCAATACACCTTGGTTTGTCAAGTAGATCATACTAATGTTGTTAACGAAACCAATGAAAGCAACAATACATTTTCAAGAGCTATTACTTTGGTGTCCCCAATACCAGAACCCCCTGTTGGTACTGTTGATTTAGGGATTGTGCTAAAAGACTTCTCTTGGTCAAGTGGTAGATTAAGAATCGGCTATGACTTAAAAAACAATGGTTCAGCCACAATTAACTCTTTCACATTGGTTAGAGGATTTGAAGGCAATACTCAATTGACATCGAACAGTAATCAGACCCTTAGACCCGGGCAGTCTGTTTACATTAACACTAATTGGCCGACAACCCTCACCCCTCAATTACCTGCGGTTTTTAGAGCTACATTAACTAAGGTTAACGGGCAAAATGCGGATAGTAATGCAGCTAACAATGTGTCAACATTATTAATTACTACATGAAATGAAGAAAATCTTAAAATATTTACAACTATTTGACGGTATATGGTCAATACCGCTGTCGTTTTTTTTATTCTTTCTTATTGGGAGATTGGGGTATGAGTATTTTGGAGACGCATTAATATCTACAGAATACATTCAAATTGTTGCTATGGCAGCCCTTGTATTGATTCTTGGTAATTTCGTAGTATTCTTAGGGATTAACTTTAATTTTAGAAGGCTGCAAAAATATATTTACGGGGATAGTATTAAGACTGATTTAACGTATATTGAACCATGGAAAAAAATAAAGTTGTATTTTATTGTCTATTTTTCCTATTTGCTATTATTCCTGTTTATCCTGTGGTTGCTAATGACGGCTACTGCGTCCGCGCTACCTCTGAATATTATGTCGGAGTAAGGGAAAAGGGAGGGAACAACAACGGTTTTACCAGCAGGGAATTACAGCGTGAAATGACAAAGGCCGGATGGCGCCCAGGCTATGCGTGGTGCTCTTTCTTTGTGAAGGCTGTCCTCGATGCATGCGGTGTCCAAAACTCCATCACCGGATGGTCGCCTTCTGCTTACAACAGAAAGGATGTTATTTATACAGACGGCAGGTTTAAAAAGTCTTTCTCTAACGGCGACGTTTTGATATTCACCTTGAGCTATCAAAAGTTCTTGGGTAAAAGATACAAGGGGATAGGCCACACCGGGGTCGTTGACTGGGTCGGGAAATATTCCGTTAGGACTATAGAAGGGAACACGAATGATCAGGGGATGCGTGACAGCAGGACTGGAGACGGGGTATACATAAAGATTCGCCCGTTAAACTCCAGCCTCCATATCACAAGGTGGGGAAAGTAATCATCAGAACACAGCAAGGTATATGACCCCGGCCGTAGCGATTACGCCATAGCACTTCCAAAAGATCTTCTTTCTCTTTTCTGACTTGAATTTCGACTTCTCTTCAAGGTACTGGGTCTTGAGGAACCGGATTTCAGCGTTAGCGTTATCAAGAGATTCCTTGCATAAATCTCCATTTTCGATCGCTAAATCAAGCGCTTTTTGGGCTGCGTCGAGCTGATCCTTGTACATTCGGATTCTTTCTGACCTGGCGTCCAGGCTGATTTTGTCAACCCGAATCGTTTCGGCAGCAGCCGATATTACCTCCTGAGCTTCCCGGGGCACTTTTGGCGCATTATTCGCTTGGCATAAGCCTTCCTGAGCGATACTCGTTAAGAAGATAATTCCAAGAATTGTTGTAAGTTTTTTGAAGTGAGTCATTTGATAAATGTGGTATTTGTGATACATAGTTTCTTGATGTTTTAATCATAGCGGCCTCTTGCTCTCTCATGATTTGGTCGTAGGCCATAAACGAATCTATGGCTGCCTTGGTTTCGATAATGATCTGGGTATTGTTATTCATGCTTTCGAGGTTCTCCTGATTAATTTCCCTAAGCCTTTCTATGGCCTCAGACTCTTGGCTGCCAGTATTTCTTAGCACCCCCATATTGAATACGACGATAAATGTCCCCACAAGAATAGCGACCGATATTGAGAGCGTCAGCAGAACGTATATGTTTCTCGTTTTGTCCATGTTGCAAATTTACTCAAAGTTTGAATAGCCTAAGTCTTCCCATTTCGGCCTCTGTTTTGCTGCCTCTTTTAGCTCTTGCTTCATAATCAACCAAGACAGCGGAAGCTCGTTAGGGGAGATGTGCTTGTTCGGTTTGACACTTGGTATTTTTTTCTTTTTTTTTTTTGCCTTCCATTTGATTGCGTTAACATTTGTTAATAAAAAATAAAACGAAGAGTTTGTATCTGCCTGTTCAGCACAGCGATGCCAGTTTCTTCCCGGTATTCTTTTTTTGCTTGAATTGAGTCAGTTTTATTCATGGCCTTCAGCCATTCTTTGTAACCACCATTAATCTGCTCAATTCTTCGGGAGAGGCGTTCGATTTCTTCCTTAACAAACTCTTCTCTGGGGGCGGTCTCGAGATATAGCTTCACCTCTTTGAGCCTCTTGACTTCCTTTTTTATCCGCGCCAATTGTTTTTTTGATTTGACGTCATTCTTGAGTAGTCTCAACTCATTTGCCCCTTGATAGGCAATGGTCATCATTTCGTTAATTTCTGATTTTGTTTTCATGTTCTACCTTGATAAGTTTTTGATTTTGTCTTTGTATTCCTGGATTTTCTCTTTGATTTGATCAAGAGGCAGGCTCAGTCTTTCGTTTCTAATTGCCATAAGTTCTTCGATCCTCTTTTTGCCTATCCTCGCCTCAAGACCGTTCCTGTACTCAATAAGATTGCCGTGCTTGTGCTGGTTGCACTCGACGCACTGACCGTGCACGTTATCTTCGTGAAACCGCAGGTTCGGGTACGATCCAACGGAAAAGTAGTGGCCAGCATCATATTTGCCGGTTAATTTTTTACCGCAAGAAATACATGGCCTTCCTTCATCCCTTAGCCTAATGTATTTATTGAACCACTGTTGAAGTTCTCTTCTCCATTGAGATATAGACTTCATTCTTTCCTTGGCCAGCGCCAGTTCGAGTTTTGTTTTCTTTTTCTTTTTAGCCTCAGAAAATGATATGATGCAATCTGTTTTTTCGCACGTCTGCTGCATGGTGGAGTACTTCGGAAAAAACAACTCCTTGCACACCTTGCATTTTTTTTCTCTAATCTTCATTTGTTTTGATTGTGCGCTAATTTAATCACGATCTGCGTCCATCAATCGGCTTTTGTCGTATTTAATTTATTCATTTTCTATATGTCAATTTTTTGTATGTCTTTACAAAATACCACTGTGTTGATAATCTTTATTGAA